AAGTGTAAGAGATGTAGAAAGATTCTTGTATGTTGTTTTGAAGGTATATCCTTTACAATTTAATAAAGGGGCATAGTTTCAATGGTAAAACATCGGTCTCCAAAACCGCAGTTGGGAGTTCGAGTCTCTCTGCCCCTGTTACTTAGAATAACATTTCAAAACCCTTATAAATGGCTTAAAATGGTCGTTTGTGAGGGTTTTGTTTTTGTAAATATTGAATCAACATACAAATATTCTATACATCAATAATACTGTTTAGTATCGAATAATACAGGTTAATGCAGATTGGTTTGATATAAAAAGTGATATAAAATTACTGAGAAGTGATATACATACCATCGGTCTTATGTTATAATGTCCTCAAGAAATTAAAGACACATATATTTAAAAAGATAGGGTGAAAACCAAAATGGCAAATCAGAAAAAGATATCACAAACAGAAATTAATAAGATACCACAACTTCCGAGAGGAGAAGGAAGTATCACTGTTGTTGATGATGGAACAAGATTAAAATTTCAGAAGTCTATCAACGGCACTCGCAAAGCAGTATATGGAGTAACTGTAGCCGAAGTCTTTAAAAAGATGAAGGAAAAGGAAAAAGACAAGGCGAAAATTCAGCAAAAGAGAAAAGCCCAGATTCTTCAAGATGAAATGTTCGTCTATCTTGAGAATATTAAAAAGCCAGTTCTAAAGCCAAAAAGTTATGATCGTCTAGCTACAACTTATGAACATCAGATTAAAGATAAACCACTTGGCATAATGAGAATTTCTACAATCACCGATCAAGATATACGTGATCATTTAGATGATTTAAATGCCAGCGGATATTCTTTTTCTACGATCAAGAAAGTGTATGATATGTTAAATCCATTCTTTAAATGGTATACAAAAACACTTGGATACAATCCTATGGAAGAAGTTAAGATGATCAACAAAACAAATATCAAGGCGAACACAAAGGAAATATATTTCTTTCCAGATGATATTATCCAAGGGTTTACGGACAATTATACTCATTTAACATTAAAAAACATAGATGGAGAATATCTAAATCAACCAACATTTTACCTTGCAGCAGTTTATGTCCTTGATATGTACACAGGATTGCGTGCTGGCGAACTAATGGCACTAAGATGGTGTAATGTCGATCTAAAGCGAAAATACATTTATGTAAAATCTACCCTTGAAGACATTAATAATCCAGAATATGACGCAAACAATCCTGCACTAATGAAACAAAAAGGAATTACTAAAAAAATATATGTCGAATATGACACAAAAAATTATTCTTATAGATCTGTTCCATTATGTGAGCAAGCCATTACTGCCTTAAATTTTATCAAACAATATTCTGATTATACACAACCAAATGATTATGTGGCAGTAACAAAGAATGGCACTCATCATAATGTTTCTAATCTGAATACAACTCTTAAAAGGGTATATACTTTTGTTATAAAACAGATGGAGAATGATAAGTATATTGAAGTAGATACAAAGAAAATATCTATGCAGGTATTAAGACATACATGCGCAAGTTTATTATTTCGCCATACAAGTCTGCGTTTAGAAGAGATCGCTAGTATCTTAGGACATTCTCCAGAAGTTTGCCGAAAAACATACATTCATCTGGTCGAAGAACGCAAAGCAATGGGTATGAAACAAATGTCAAAGATTGATTTTGATTATGATTTCCAAACAGTACAGTTGCCAAGTTAACCTTTACACCAAACACACGTTCGTGTTATAATACTCAAGAGGTGAAATAAAATGTACAATACAACAAACATTCCAAAAGCTACCAAGAGAATAAACATTTCAGGAGACACACCACCAGACATTTGGATGTCTATGTTAGATTCCCGTGGTAGGCTTCAAAAATTCCACATCAGAGAATTACTTCTACAGGGTACTAGAAAAGAAACCAACTCAGCAAGACAAGAACGTGAAGTAGAATATTACAAAAGCAGAATAGAAGTGTTAGAACGATTCAACATTTCTACAAAGACAAAGATACTAAAATACATTCCATCGTCAGGCACATGGTATATTTGCGGAGAATATGCAGACTTATTACGATCACAAAGTTTTTAAATAGATAGGAGGTGTTCTAATGAACAAGTTATTCGGAGTAGAAATCGGCTCATTCTCAATTAGACACAATAAAAAAGATAATACTTACCGCCCAGTAATTAATTACAAAAATAAATTATATATATTAAGGAAATTTAATAATCGTGATGATGCAATGAAGGCGCTGACAGAAGCTCAAAAGAAACTTTACGGTCATGTGCGGTCAGAAGTAGAAGAAGCATATATACAACAAAAAAGGAAATTGAAAATACAATGAGAATATACGAATATAACGAAAACGCTCAGACGCTCAATACAGAGTGCGGATTATTCCATATAGGTGACACAGTACAGCTCACAGAAATCGACTCTCAGACGCCTATAAAAACAACCTTATATGGAGCTAGAATTGATTCTACAGAATACGTCCTTTCGTTCTTCGATGATAAATGTGGGATGCCTTTGTACTTGTCTGAGTATGAAATAGATGATATGTGTAGAGTAGAATAAATTATATTGACATGTATTATTTCTGGTGTTAATATGGTCATAAAGAAAGCAACCCACATATTTAATTGATCCATATTGGAATCTAAAGTATATTAATAATATTTTTAGGGTAATAGTGGAATGTTAATTTTATGAGTAAAATAAACAAAAAATGACATTTTCATATGGGTTGTTTTTGCACATAAAACTACAATTTTATCAACCATAACACATGGTGTTTTGAAATTTATATAAGAAGAGGTAATATTACTTTTTCTTTAATTAAACCGTAACATAGGATGTTTTGAAACCTATAAAAGAAATGAAATTAGTTTATTTCTTAATTTAAACCGTAACGCAAGGCGTATAACTATCAATTCACACAGAAAAGGAGTTATACAATGTTTTATTCAGATAAAAAAGAAAGAGATGAATTTTACAAGCACATGAAGTTAGGTGGTAAGATTGGTGACGAACCAGAAGCAACAGACCGAGAGAAAGTATTATGGTCTCTCGGTTTTTTGAATTGTGCTTTTCAATTAATCAGCACACGCTTAAAGAAACCATATCCTTTGATTCTAACATCTATCGAACAACATGCAAATATGACATGCATGACCAATATTCGCAAAAATGTTATGAATGAGTATCAAAAAGCCAATAGGTTTATGAGGCATGAATCATCACAGCATGTATTCCCTGGTGATAAGATTTTACACGGAATGATGCTTTATGCATTTTCATACAATGACGATCATATGAAAAGGAAAATCGCAAAAGTTGATGAAGATTATTTGAATTATATTATGGGCGCACAATATGCATCTGAGAAAGTCCCTACATGGAAGAGAAGTTACACCATACAAGCGTAAAGTATCAGAACGGAGAAACAATATGGCATTAATTAATCAAAATGACACTCATATTATCTATGAAAACTCAGAGCTTATATCGGATCTAAAACAAGATATTTTAGAATTTGGAAATGACTATATTGTAGCAGTTTGGTACAAAGAGATTGACGGAGTAACAATTTACACAAATTACGACTTCATTAATGAAGATTCTCCAATAGACCAATCAGAACTTCAAGAGGGAGAAAAGATCAAACCAATGACAATGGGCGCATTATTAGTAGCACTCGAACAACAAAGCTCAATGTTCTAAAATCGTAAAAAAATAGGGTACACCAGAAATTAATCTGATGTACCCTTAATTTTTTGTTCTTATTGTAATCAAGAAAATACCGACTGATCGCCAGATCAATCATAACTGTTTCTTGTGCCCTTTAAACAATTCCTCAGTCTTTCTACAAGAACCCATAAACTCTTCGCTTACAAGATTCTTGTTCCATTCTTGCAGAAATTCCTTGGACTTTTCTGGTTTTGTCACTATCATCTTATTTCTTTTCATACTCTTTAACATTTCTTTGTGTAAGACAGTTTAATCCAACCATCTTTAGTTTTACCCCAACCATTCTTAATAGCTTTGATTGTAACTGTTGTGCCTTTCTTATAAGCATCTCTAACAATAGCAGCCGTTGTAGATGGAGATTTACGTACCTTCAGAGCAGAAGCAGTTACTTTTACTTTGTATGATTTAAACTTAGAAGATGTTTTTGGTTTTACTACTGTAGAACCAGAAATGTCTGCTTTGAATTTAGCCCACTGTTTATTATTTTTTCCACACCAAGGTTCTGGGCATCGTTTTCCCGATACATCATTGTGCCTTAGAACATGACTGGCAGGAACATTATATTTCTTCATAAGTTTTTTAGTTAAACTAACAGCATTTTTATATGTTGCCTTAGGAACACTTCCTACAGAATTAGCCATTTCGATACTTAAACTGTTTGCATTAGTACAAATCTTATAAAATTTTGCACTTCCGTTAGCATCTGTAACAAATCCACCAACTGCCCAAGCAACTCTGCTTACAGGGACTGATTTCCATACAGTGTCTCCTTCATCAATGAAATAGTGTGCTCCAGCGGCTCTCGTATTACCAGTGGCAAAATAATCTGCATTGTTCTTAGCGGAATCTCCCTCGTTTCCTGTGAAATGGATTACAATAAACCTAATAGAGCTTGTGCTACGTTTACTTCCATAGCTCACACTTTTAGCCGTTCTTGTTTTAAATTTTAATGCCATAAACATCAAACTTCCTTTCTTTTATCTAAAAAGAGCAGTCACCATAACAGCAACTGCTCAATAACTAATTATTCAATTACTAATTACTCACTTAGCAAATTACCCAACAATATCGTCAGATTCTTTACCTTCAGTAGCATCATCTAATTCTTTTTCAAATAAATCCTTATCAACTTTTACGATCACGTCTTTTTGACCAATCTTATTCTTGATTTCCTCAGCCTCTTCAAGAGTTAATCTACCGTCTCTCAGAGCGTAAGCAATTTCATCTGCAAACTGAGCTGTCCATGTAAAACTATGATTTTTCCAATCTCCATACAGAGATGTTACAACTACAAAAGCAATACCAACTACTTGGTTAATTACATCTTCATGTACGTTAATCACTGGTTTGCCTGCCGCAGTTAATCCCATATTGATCCATGCTAACACCTGTAAAATCAAGCTCACAACAGTATGTGGTTTAACTTCACTCCAATTAATACTTGCCAAAAATTCTTTAAATTTGTTCATAATGCAATCCTCCTTTGCAATAAAAAAGACCTACAAGAATGACTCTTCATCCTTAATAGGCAATGCTTTAATTTCTTTGTACATTTTTTCTCCAACGCCATTTTGATGTAATTGGTCATGATATACCTTATAAATAGCATTGATGTTTTCAAGCCCCGTAGGGGAAATACAACCTTTTTGCTTGTAATACCTGTGGGCTTGTTTGATTCTGTCTCTTAACATTGCAGCAACACCTTCAGATAAAGCAACGTCCATTACGCACGCATTATCTAATTTTTTAGCCAGTTCAGCTGTATGTGCAAATAGCCGTTCCATACCTGCCTTTTGGTCTGTTAATAATGCGGCTTGCTCTCTCATCATGTCTTTGATAACTTGAATATCTTTATTCTGATTGCTTAAAATCTGTGTTAGTTTATCCAAAGTTTCTGTATGCTTATCGATCATTAAGCGTTGTTGTTCAATCACTTCTTTTTGATGTTTCTTTTCTAATGAGGCGCGTGTCTCAAAACCAAACTTTTCGTTTAATTTGGAAGTAACATCAAAAATTTTATCTGCAAACAAAAGAACCGCAAAGACAAACACTGTCAATGCAGCCCCATGTTGAGATAAAAAATTAATTATAATATTCCAATTTTCTATCATGTAATTACCTCGATTATTTTATAAAAATCACTCCTTTAAGTCTTTACCAAACATATTCTGGTTTTTCTTCTCCAAATAATAAATATCTAAGCCAATCATCCACAACAATGCACACTGCACTCAATAGAATCCATAAGATTGTATAAGGTAAGCAAATCTGTCCACACAGATTAAAAGGCATCTGAGAATAATCCCAAATGCCTAAACCTAACCATAAATTTAAAATACAACCCGCTATGAATTCCATTACAGTAACAATCAATCCTCCGAGAACCATCTGCTCACGAAAGGGCATAAGATGGTAGAAGAAGCGACTGTTATTAATTAATCCGATATCAATGAAGCAAGTACCACCTAACACTCCCATTGTCCAATGTGTATATCCTCGCCAGATGATTTCAATTCCACAATAAGCAAATGCTCCAATGAGGAATAAGATAAGATATTTACATGACTTCTTTACATGTAGCATTTATTCACCTTCTTTTTGATCTTCGTTTTCACTTTCATCTTTACAAATAAGCTGAAGAATCATAGGATCTCCAATCATTGCACCAGAGTAGTTTTCCATAACATCACACAATTCATCAAATGTCATTCTAAGCTTGTGGAACTCAATTTCTGAAATTTCCATGCTTAAAGGATTAAACTCTGCTAAGAATTTCTGTCCGTTTTCTGTGTCATTGATCTGAGCATCAGTAGTAATATCATATTTCTGCAAGAGTTTTCGTTTCTCTTCAAAATATTCTTTCAACTCTTCTTGACACTTTCTAATAGTCTTGGCAAGTCCAAATGTTAGAGTACAAGGGGCTGGCTCAGCACTCTTTGTTAACGATACATAAATTGTATTTAACTGTCCTAAGATCATATCTGCCTGCATATTTGTCATTTCCATATTAAAATTCTCCTTTTCTCTGTTAAACTAATTATTCTTCAGTCGTAACTGAATCTTTTCCTGTTTCATTTGTCTTATCAGTCGTAGTTGAATCTTTTCCATCTGAAGGAGTAGTAGATTCTGATGACTGCACAGGAATTACTTCATATTTAATTTCAATCTTGTCCAATTCTTCTCTGCTAGTAGAACTAAAGATTTGCGCTTTGATTACGTTCATCTGCTGAAAATAAGGATAGATGAAAGCCTTAATCTTTGCTGTTAGCTGTACAAATTCCTCAGCAGTGAATGTTTCGCACGCACTCTTTTTGCTATGCCACTCAAGAGTTACTTGCTGACCAGCAGTAGTAAGAGCTTGATACTGCATAAAGTTCAGAGCCATTTCATTCTGATCTTCTTCAGATACTCCATAAGGCTTACCATTGAATTCCACACTCTGACTTGCTAAGAACTCAGCGAGAGCAGTTTTGTTTTTCTCCTGTAAATAGTTCTTGTACTCATCAATAGTTAATGTATTAATATCTACGATTTGATTAACTTTTTCATCAAGTCGTTGTACTTGTTCTACAATATTCGCTCTTGTAAGAGATACAATCAACGCATCTTCCCATTCTCCATTAGAATTGTTATATAATCCCTGTTGTAAAGAGATTTCTTTATAATTGTTAAAGCATGTGTAAGTTGCAATCTGCACATCATCTCTGTAGATGTCTAATGTTTTAAAGTTTGTAAATGCTGATTTAACCGTTTTTAGATCATCTGTGCAAACGACAAGTTTACATTCCATGTCAAAATTCATAGAATTAAACTGCATAAGATTAAAGACTTTGTCGTCAGAGCTATCTAATTTAACTGTGTATACCATATGTATTTCACCTTTCTTTCTGTTTTTGGACATACAAAAAGAGCAGTCCGAAAACTGCTCTATGTACGATCAAATTTATGTTTTATTTAGTTGTTTATCCGTTCTTAAAGTCCAAGTTTTGCTTCGATTGCTTGCAAGCGAGCTTCTAAGTTCTCTTTTTCTTGTTTGACTATTTCTAATTCTTTTCTTGTTTTTTGGATCATGTGAGTATTTAATGCGATAAATTCTGTATAGGAAACACCGTATTCTGTTTCAATATCAACGTCAATATTCTTACCAAAACGCTTTTCAATATCTTCCTGCACGAGAGGTCTATGTGTTACTACAGCAAATTTATCAGAATCATATCCTTCGGATTCTAAAACATCCTCTGTTTTATGTGCTCCAAATCCAAAATGAGTTTTCTTACCATCGTAATCTCCGATGTAATTGAATCCTATAGGGTTCAAATTCATATAGAAATCTTCGTATTGATCAAGTGTTGTGAAGTTTTCTTTAAGATTTTCGTCTGAAGTAGAAATACTGTGAGAAGCCCAGATTGAAGTTCCATAAAATCTTAACCCCTTGCTGTCATCTCCTATGCATACTCCTCCCCACGATGTTCCACGACACATTTGATATCCGTTCCCCAGAAGATAATTTTCATTTGGAATAATTATTCCATATTCAAAATATGGGATTCCGTTAGCTAAATTTATTCTAAATGGTCTTTTAGAATTCCAATAGCCCCATTGATTTCCAGAATCAGTAGATAGGATATAAAAATCAGATCCATCATTTCTTAATAGGATACCATAATCGCCACCAATAATTCTCATTTGTCCACCACCACACTGGATTTCTCCTCCGCCATAAATAGTTCCAGCAGTTTCAATCAATCCACCATTTTTTGTTGCAATTGAAGATGCTTGTAATTTCCCGCCTATATCGGCACCTCCGTCGGTTCCAATATCACCCCCAATGAATATATCTCCAGAAAATCTAGCATAATTAGACGTAATATATGTATTATTTTGTTCGGATATTTCATGTCCATCTTCGTCATATTCCCAGAAAGATATTTTATCGCCCGATAAACTCAATGAAGATGATTTATTGAGTTCTGAGGCTAAATCAGACGTGTAATATGTTGAACCAAACAAAGATATTCTTCCTAAGGAGATATTAACTCCAAAACTATAAGCAGTATTTGTTGCAATTAGGCTATCTCCAACAGTCACATGATCCCCGCCTACGGTCCCATAGTTTGCTGCCGATAAAACATTAGTACTCATGTATATATTTGTAAAAGAAGGTTTATTTAATATTTTTTTTGCATAATACTTGTTTATGTCATAAGGTTCTCTTACATTAGAATACAAAGAATCTTTTATATTCCATCCACCAATAGTCCCTTTTGTAGCAGTAACCTCACCACTCAGGTTCGCATTCTTGGCAATCAAATTACCATTTGAATCCCAACTTAAATTAGGACTCTTAAAGCTACCATCACTCAGATTCAAAAACGACCCTTGCGTACCGCCAGAAGATATGTAGTTACGGGATTTAATAGCATCTGTTGCGATTTTGTCTGCTGTGATAGCTCCGTCTACGATGAGGTTGCCTGTTGTCATTTTACGAACTGTTACATTTCGAATTTTTAGTGTTCCAGACCAATTACCATAAGATTCTGTTTGTAGGAATACTCTAAACTTAAGTCTGTTGGCAGCACCGATAGTTACTATTGAAGAAACAGCAGTTTCTGTGGCGTTGGCAGAAGCGGTAATTCTTTGTGCGTAATATATACTAGATTGACTAAGATCTGCACTAAAACTATATAAACCAATCGTTGATCCTACATAGTTAGAATCTGTGCCGCCAGCTTTGGAATTTCCTTTCATTGATGTTGATATAGAAAATTCAATACGGAATGTATCTCCTGGCTTACAATCATAAAAATCATCATTTAGAAATATGTCTCTCGCCATATTTTTTACAGTAAACCATTCTCCGCCAGAATCGTCAGTTGTAGTAAATCCGAAATGACTTGCCGTAGCATGATTAAGTTGTGAATAATTAGCAAAGTCTCCGATAGCGATACTTTTTGCCAATATACTATCAGTTTCAATTAATCCGCCGTTGATTTTTGTATTAGCTGAAACCGCCCCATTTGCCCATTTTGAGATCATAGAGTACATATTGTTGGTATTCGTTCCGTTTTGACCTACCCAGTCAACAGCATTCTTAGCATATGTAGTTGCATAAGAGTTTACTCTTTCAATGTAAGAATCATTCGTAATCCCAATCGCCTGTTTATTCGGGTTAGTCAAACCGATAATGTAATAATATAAATCACCCCAATTTGACGAAGATGGAAGTGTTAAATATCCTGTGAAATGATTCCATATAGTTGACTTAAGTGTAAGAGTTTTAGAAGCTGATGTAATATTTGCTTTATTTTTATTATAGAACCAAATAGTTAATTTTGTATCGAAAGTCGTACTACTCCAATTTGGTACACGAATGTCATAATATAATTGATCAGATGATGTAAAATTAACAGGAGTATAGCTATTTAACAACAAAAAAGATGCACAGCTAGAGTTCCATTGAACGCATCTACCACCCTTATCATCAGCAGTGACATTATATGTCTGTCCTCCGCCATAATCACTCTTAGGATTAGCAGGAGTTACAGTAATTAGATTTCCACCAGTTGTTGTATTAATTTTATCTTTTGTTGTGTCATCTAACCCATTAAAAGTAACCAACCCATACTGATTAATCTTACTAGCAACTAATGTAGCAGTTTTATCTGTCAGTTCAAAATTACTAGAGCTTGTACCACTCTTAACCAACCAACTGAATTTATCTGCTGTCTGTGTTGCAATTGTTTCTACACTCTGGATTTTACCATTGATGTCTTCGGGTGCTAAGGTAAATGGCGTAGCAGAAGTACCACGTTCGATTTTTAGGCAGATTTTTGAGATGTCGGAAGGTGTGATTGCTGACGAATCAGTATAGCCAACCATAATGGCTAAATATTTGGCGTCTTTCATATCAAGAGTTCTTGGAAACGAATTCCATGAATTGGAAACATAGTTTACACCAAGATAATTTTTATTAACGTCATATGCAGCAATCCAATGTCTAATAGGTTTCTGAGATTGATTTGAATAAGCAGTTGAAATTGTAATATATCCTGAGACAGGAATTAATTCTTTTGGGCGAATGGAACCAGCACTAGCACTTTTGGTGTTTGCATACGTTGTTCCAATAGCAGACCCTTCTGTAACAGTTCCCTGTTCCCAATTCGTAGGCAAATTGCTTACTAAGTTCTGTCCGTTGATCTCATCGTCATATGGTGAAGGGCTATATACAGTTGCTTTAGTTCCTTGTTCAATTTTTAATGTGTTAATATCAGCAAGAGCAAATGAAAACCTCATATATTTAGCGTTTGATGGTATAGGTAGAGTTTTTCTTTTAGAATCTTGACTATTTTGATTTTTTGATTCTACGCCAGAAATAAAAGTTTTATTAGAATCGTAAAAACAAGTAGCTGGGGAAATACCAAGATTAGTAAATCCTGAAGCAATATAATTTTTCATTCCAGAGACATCGATGTAGTCTGAATATCCCCAACCACCATTTGCATTCAATACTCCAGTATCACTTATCCACCATCCTCTTGATGCAGTAGATTTTACAAAAAGATTGACTCCACCAATTTCCAGTCCATTAAAATCATCCTTTGTTACATAAGTTTTACCAACAGTTGTCTTAAATCCGTCCATTGCCAGCTTAAAATCACTGTAGTCATTCTTAAAACTTGTGAAGTTCTCACCATTGTCACCGATTACGCTCGTGACCTTACTGACTTTCGTACTAACACCATCAATATCAGTAGTATTCTGGACTAACTGATTTGTAATGTGTGATTGTCTAGCAACAGGGGTACCATAATAGCAGTTCATGAGTTGACATTCTGAGAGAGCAGATAGAGTAGTGCCTAATTTAAATCCTTCTGTAGAAGCGCCTTCATTTACAACAACTTCAATACAGTTCCATCCTTTTACAAAGCCTAATGTCAAAGATTCACCTTTGTTATTGTACACATCATTACCGCCAATCAATTTACCATTCAAATAAATATGTGCTCCATCATCATGTGCAAATGTGATCGCAACACTTTTGGCAGCAGAGAATTTTACAAAAGTAAGAGCGTAGCCAATATAATTATTGTCATAATTCCAAGCAATACTTAAATCCGTATCATTAATCAACACACTCTGGCTAGGTGTAAGATTTGTATTCTTAGCAAATACATCCATTGTACTCTTGCCTTGATATTCACTTGCAAACAAGCTCTTAGGATAAATCTCATATCTCCATTTGTTTAATCCTTCATTTGCTTTACTAATATCTCCCTTGACTAATGTTAACTCTCGCTCATAAGTAGTCTTTTCCACTCTTTGCTCAATAGCTTGCTTGTTGTTATCCACCTTTAAACTTACATCAGAGATCTCTGATTTGGTAGATAAAATCGCTGTTTGGACATCTTCTGGAGCAGTAGAATATCCTGTCGCAGAAGAGCCTTTTTCAAGTTTGAACTCAGAAAACCAAACAGTAGAAGCGGCATCCATTTTAAATATTAAGGAAGTCTGGTATGAAGTTGTGGTTGGATGCATTTGAATTTCATATCTTTTCCAATCTGTACTCAGTGCAACATTGGTATCTTTGGCGTAAGAATCATAAGCATATCTTGCACTAAAATTACAAGCTATAGATGCTTTTGCGTAAAACGACAAAGTATATTTCACGCCTGTTTCTGTGAATTTTATTTCGTCTAAATTCAATCCTTTGATTCGATAGATTAAGTCTTGTCCACCGTTTTCGCCAGCTTTAGTTCCAATAACTTTTAATGTGTTAAAATTATTATGTTTAACAGATGTATCAATTGTTGCTGTATATGTGTTCCCTCTTAAAATCAATCCCCATGTAGTATAAGTGCTTGTATTGATAGCTTCATCGGTCTTAGCAAAATTACTATTCCAAAGTAAATTCCTACCATCACCAATATCACTCACATCATACAACTTAGCAATACTACAAGTGTCATAAAAACTACTATCACTTGCAACAGCTCTGAAAGTAACCATAGTCACTTTATCCGTAAACAATCCACTCGTCTTAGCAATAGTCAGGTTCTTATTAGTATCGACACTTAATCCGCTTTGACCACTCACGACATCTGCAAAACTAACTCCACCATCAATACTGTATTGCCATTTGCCAAATGTAATATCTCCTTGTAGAGTAGGAGTAATAGTGATCTGGTTAGGAGCAAATGTGTTTCCACCATCAGTTGATTTAAAGATTTGCGCAGAAGGAGTGATAGTGAGGTTTTTGGCAAGAGTTTCTTCATAAGTTGTACACCAAGGCGAAGCTTTGTCACCTTCTTCAACTTTAGGAGAAGAAATATAGAAAATATCTCCAACTGACATATTATCGTTATAGTAGAAAGAAATAGCAGAAGCTGAAGAAGTAGAAGTAACATCTTTATTTGCCACACCTGTAACTACATACTGTTGCCATTCAGTAGATAATGTAGGGTTTACATATGTTTTATTATCTAAGAACTCAGCATTAATAACACCAGTGCTTTTAATTGAGCTACATTTGCACCATACAGAAACAGTGTAAGTTTTACCTTGTTTGATGTTACCCTCTTTAATATACTTACCTGTTTGAATAAATTTACCACCAGTACCTTGAACAGTATAAGTGATTTTTTCTGCTTGTCCGCTAGGAGTTGTCTTGTCTTCAATTGATTCTACTGTAGCAGTGTAGGTTCCTGCACCACCAAGAACTTGTTTTGACAAATCACCAGAATATTTTAACAAATTCCAATGGAATCCTGCACCATCCTGCCCGTCAGCCCCTGTCTCACCTTTATCTCCATACGCACCAATAATAGTAGGAGTCGTAATAGGTTCACTTGTACCATCTGTATACCTAGTCTGTGAACAATTCCACAAATATTTTTTTGTAGCAGTGATCTTTTGAGTTGTAATATCTGTACTCCATCCAGAAGTAGAAGAAGTTACTCCAGTGGCTTGAGATGTTGCTAGGTAGTATTGAACTATTTGTGCAATACCTTTACCTTCAATGTCTGATTGAGATGGACTCCAAGGAGTGTCGATATATCCTTCGGTAAGTTTAAGATTTTTAATGATAGAATATCCTACCTTACTTAAAGCGGTTCTTCCTAAATATACAACTTCATTTGTAGGCGTTATTTTTAAATCGTTTGTAGTTAAAACTACTGAAATGTGTTGCCATGTTTCGTCTCCAATTATATTACTTACAACAACAGTATTAGTACAACTATTAGTTATATTTCCTCTGCATATGGTGTGACTTATCATTCCTGATCTGTTTGCTTTAATATCATAACTTAATGTATATTTTGTAGATGGCTTCAGTTGCTTCAACATCTCTAAATCTGTAAAACAAGTATACGACCATCCTGATGAACTAACAGACTCAGTACATATTAACTTTACAGCCTCTATGTTATCTTCTGTAGTTTCTGATTCAACAGAATATTTTCCACCAGAAGACACTGTTCCCCAATGCTTTTTACCACAATTTGTTTCGCTTAACATATTCCAAGCAAAACTATTCCCATCTTGACCATCAGCTCCATCCACTCCCCTATAACTCACGCTATAAGAAGTAGTTTCCTTACCATCACTATATTTAACATAAGTCTTAGTCCATAGATACTGTCCTTGGTCACAACTTGGCATTGTTGTACTCCAAGTACCTGTAGGAGTAGTTGTTCCACTCGTGCTTACTTGATAAGTAACTTCATTCTTACTTACGGTAATGGAGCTACCATTCTGACCATTTGTACCTTTATAAGAAACACCATAAGCTTCGGTCTTGTTTCCATCAGAATACTGTACAGTTGTTTTAGTCCATAGATATTGCCCATTAGCAACAGTAGGTACAGTAGCTTGCCATGTACCAGTTGGGGTAGTAGTGCCTGAAGTTGATGTTTGATATGTCACTGATTTTGATGTGATTGTTACGGAAGTACCGTTTTTACCTGCCGCACCAGTATCGCCTTTAACACCTTGTTCGCCTTTCTTGGCACAAGTCCAAGTCAGCACTTTCTTAAACACCGTACCACCTACAGAAATAGGTACAGTGATTTCTCCAGAGTCAGTATGTAATGGATTTCCATTTACGACGCTAATAGAAATTCCATCATCACCTTTAGCGATAGCAATTCCTTGTGTTTTAGCAATATCTCCAATACCAAAATCAGTGACAGGTGTAGCTCCCCTCATAACAGTAATTCTGGAAGTATAAGCCTGTTCTGATAATGGATTTCTATTTTCATCCGTGGCAAAAGAAATATTCTCATTCTCTAATACGATCGTATAAGCGTCTTCACCTTTTTTACCATCCGCACCTTGTATTTTAGTCCATGCATAATGTGTAGGATCATTTGATTCTATAGAGCTTTCATTATTGTAAGAAATACCAATATAAATCGCACCATTGGGATCGTCAGTTATTCCTGTACCACTTGCATCTTTGGCATATTTAATCCAAGTGTAGAGAATCTTACCGTCTTCTCCTTGCTGTCCATCTTTTACAAATAAGACATCTAATGTATTACTTTCTAATACCATTTATAGTTTTCACCTCCAAAATTAGTTGTTATGCGTTTTGTTTCTATGTATATTTGTTCTATGTAACTCAGATTTCCACTGAGCATTTGATTTTTTGATTTTGTTTATCTTTCAATGAAACTGTTAACCTTGCACCAGTTCCAATTTGTTTCCATTCTGTTGATCCGCTTGATTGCTTGTACCAAACGTAGCTTTTGGCAGTAACTTCCTTACTTCCTTTCAGAACTTTGCAAGTACAAATTGTTTCCGTATAAACAGTGTTGTTATATTCAAAGGTAGTTCCATTACTACTATTTGCGACAACAGTGTAAGCAGAAGCTCCATCTGTAACTTTATATAAGGTCATAACATCATACTTAGACGTATCGGTACATTCCACTTTAATAACCACTGTTTTTCTGTTCGTCATATAAGAACTTGGGATTGTAATTTGTGATTTATCTGAAGAAACATAAGAAGTGCTTTCGGTTCCATCAACGTACCATTTGCTGATTTCTGCACCATTATTTACCGTTGCAGTTAGAGTAATAGAAGTAGGAGAAATACCTGTGTCGGTTTCGGTAAAGACTTGTTGCCCTGTAAGAGATACAGAGTCAATTGCAGTGTTAAGATTTGCAATGTCTTCTGTTAGTTGGTCTAAACTACTGTTGATAGATCTCATAGTTTTCGTATACTCAACTCCCCACAAACCGCCTTTACCATCATAAATCTGTTCAATATTAATTCCACCTTGCTCATTTGCCTCAACAATAGGAAAGTTCAGCTTATCTTTTGAAACAGACTTATCTCCAAGCATATTATTTACAATCAATCCATCAGCAATCGCATCCTTAGTGATACCTTGACTTGTCATAACTGTTACGCCTTTATTGTCTTTGATAATAATGCTTGGATTCTTGTTCGTATCATAACCGATCTGGATTCCAACATTGCCTTCAGTGTCTAAAAACTGCATAGCTGAGCCGTTCATGATAAAGTTGCCGTTCTCAGATAGGATACGCATTGTATCAGAAATTGTAATATCGCCTGCGGCTAAGTCTCCAATTGTCATTTTGCCTGCAATACCATTGATGATCCATGCACTGTCAAACTTTGCATTTGCTGAGGATAGGTTGAATACGATACCTGTTTCTGTAGAAGAAGTACCGATGATTGCAGAGTTGATATTGGCAACGTCTGTGTTTAACTTTTTAATATCAGCCGAATTAGCAGCAATATATTCTGAGTTAATATATTTGCTAAACAACTCATTAAACTCCGCCTTGTCACCTATGATATTCCCGACATTAATTACTTTATAATTCAGATAATCTCCAAACAATTTGTTAATTGTTCCTTGATCGCTTAATACATTTTGTACACTATTGTTCACTGCATTTCCAAACAAAGAACTGTTCGTCATTCTCTGAAGCATATTAGTCATATACTCAACAGAATCTTTAGAGTCGCCTGTTCCGACAGAAATACTATTTTTCTGCGAAGCAGCAGTATCGTCAAACAGATAAGAGAAATCGTCCCTACCTGTTAGACTCGTAATCATATTAGTATACGTCACACTAATTTCCGAACTTTTTGTGCAAGGATTATATGCAACTGTCAATAATCTTAACTTAACTGCATAATCATCTCGCAAGCCAACTCGAATAAAGTTACCGACCATAAACTGATTGTGCCAGCCTTGTTTATTATCTGAATCTATGTCTGCATATTCATTTAATGAAAGAATGTTATCGAGAGAAGTCTCAATCTGATATTGTGGTTGAGAAGTTTCAGAGATACGTTTTAATCCATCTTGATATAATTCTTCACAATGCTCGTAAGATGTGATTGCGTCATCAAGAGAAGTAGTAAAGATATTATTGTTTGTATAATCTCCCATACGAACAATGTTCATGACGGCAGTATATTCCTTATCTGTCAATCCAAATTGCGGATCATTAAGTTCAGAATGAGTATTCATATCTGTCATTACATCGTCATATGGTTTCTTCTGAGTTTCAAGTTCGTCAACCTGTGCATTTAACTCTTTTAATTTATATAGAAGTGAACCTTCTGTATTTTCATCTCCAAGCCAATTTTTGTACTTAATAAAATTCTTATGGAATACATTGTAAGTTTTTTCATCTTTTACACCAGCTTTACTAATCTCTTCATCAGTAAGGTCTTTCCAATCTTTTTGATATGCAGCGAGAATATCCATAATCTGTTTCTTATATTCATCACGCTTACCTTCAAGTTCTTTGATTCCATATAAATCCCAATTTGATTCAAATTCATCATTATAATCAATCTTCTTATCATCGGCTAAATGTAAGTTTTGAATTGCTACCTTGATATTCGGAATAATATAATCTCTTAATTCTTGATACGTATAATATCCTTTATTGCTTTCTTTTAGCAAAGCGAGATATTTTTCATGATCAACCTCGCCAGAAGAAGTAGTCCAAGGTTTGTATACACGATTCTGAATATCATCTGGTTTATCCCATTTTGTATAATTTCCGTTTGAATCTTTCTCATGATCATCTCTTGTATCAACACTAACCTGAATAGTTGTCAGCATCTGTTTATACATTTTTAGAGTTTTCTCAAGAGTTTCTTGATTCATTGTTTTATATTGAGCAATCTGAATACCATCATTTGGTACACGATAGTAAATTTCATCTATCTTTGCTTGATATTCCGCAGACTTCTTTCCATTCTGAATGTATTTAGCATGGTTATCAATTTGCCACTTTTGCCATACTTTAACCTTGTCAATAGTTTTTTGAGGGAAGTAGTTTGTGGTTAAATAGTAGTCAAGATTATAAATCTGACTTCGACCATAATTGACTCTCGTAATATCTAACTCTTCATCTCCTTGAATTGTCAGAGCATTATACATTGTATCTGTTTGCGGAGTCATTTTGAGCATATTAAGTGCGTTACGCCATCCAATGAAGATATTCGTGTCTTTTCCTATGTTTTCTTTAGCATATGCACTTACTGTTCTATTGATTGTATCGAAATAAAATACGCATTTTACAACATTCGCTACAGTCGTGTTAAGGAACGCATAGGCATTGGTATTATCTGCCTCAAACGAATATTTTTCGTTCTTTATTGCAGGATCAATATAACCAACACTCCATCCTGGAACTCTGTCTAATACTAAATGCATCAATGATAATTCATGGTTTCTATCGTTGCAAAACGTGATATATTCTTTTGCATAACCCATATCGTCTACGTTATTTGTAGCCAACATTTCCATAGAGTCTGTTGTACCTTTGTTAAAAGACAAACCTTTCATATCTTTATCTTCAAAAGTTTTCTCATCAGAATACGCTTCACATGCCTTGTATTCATATCTACCATTATCATTTTGTAGAGAAGGTTCTTGAAGCTGAAAATAGTCAAGTCCCTCAAGATAAATCGTCATATGATCTTTTAGTTTCTCGTAGCCAGCAGATTCAACGTATTCGCCATCAATATCTATATATCTGTCTACGTTAAATGTAAGATGGTTAAAATCTTTTAATTGCTGTTCGTATTCAACACTCTTAATCTGTATTCCATTTAAAGCGCAGATAACAGTTCTGTCAGGACGACATAAATAAATTTTTGCATTGTGTTTAATCATAACAGATCACCGATCCGTTTCTGTGGCACATCGAACTCGATTTTATAAGTACACGCACCCGTAATGTTTATAACATTAGATCCATCATGTAGTTTAAGCCACGAAATATTTCCAACATCAGCCCATCCGATATCTTCAAAATTAGTCAATCCTGTCACAGTTCCGTCTGTTACCATACAATGTTTACAATCAATACATACTGGCAAAGTAGGTCTGCACAATACTGACATAGAGTTTTCATCACGAACTTCGATTGTTACTGTTTGACTTGTCTGAGAAGTAATAGTTACCTTTGGATAAATCTCATACTCCGTATCATCACTATCTACAAAAATGTTTGTTGAGAATTTATTACTTGTTGCGGCTTCACCAGAAATCTCATAGTGTTTCCATATAAAAGGGGTGTCACAAACGAAACTGCATTGAACTGCATCAAGTTGTCCAAGTTTGCATGTGATCATCTTCCATCCGATATTCTGAAAGATTCCCCTGTAAATAACAGTTTCTTTATCATCTGCAATTCCTGTTAATGGTTTTACAAGAGTAGGAGAAGTCAACCACTTATTAATTTTTCTTTGCTCTGAATTTGTAAATCCATGTCCATTTTCTTTTACGAGGTAAAATTCATATGTGCTCTCATCAGAATACATTGCACCATAATGATTTGTCTCCTGACGTAACATTGTTTTTTCACCTTTAACAATCTCTCGTGAAAATCCCGTGATGTCATTTGTCACATCAAACTGCACGACCATTAGAGGTGTATCTAAGATTGTTTTTGTAGATTGTCCATTATATTCAAATGACAACATATATGTGTGTCTCCTTTCTGTATAAATTTTTGCATAAAAATAACAGGCAAGAGTGCGTATTTCTACGCACCGCTTAACCTGTTTCTTCCTTATTATATAAGGTTTAAACTGGACGTTTGCGACCAAGTGTTTTTGCAACATCACGAGCAACTTGCTGAGAAGTATACTTATATGATTCTTTAATGATTCTTTGCAATTCTTCATCAGATACTCCGTTAGGAATATTAAGATTTCCGATAGCTTCACCAAAGTTAATTGCAATTTCTGTATTACCGATTCCGTCCATAGTCATTCCGTTCAGCATATGCCCATTTGCTAAGGCATTTAATACCTTATCTTGTCTTACTTTGTTTGCCAGATTAACAACATCGACAGTAGCAACTTCCTCGCCTACTGCGAGAGAAGCGAGACCATCATCTCCGTTCTTATGCACAGATTTAACTAATCCACCTTGTGCATAACCTGTGACATTACTATCTGTTAGTCCAAGGTCACTTGGCTTAACGCCATAATGTCCTAAGATAGTAGTAATTGTACTATCAATTTTTGCACCCTCTGAGCTGATCGTTCCAGATAAAGATGTAAATGTTTCTTCAATCTTGTCAACAGAAGAAGACAACTCTTTACAGTATTTCTCATAATCATCATTCAGGTGCGTGGTTAACTTATCAAGTCCGTCAATCTGAAGATTATAAATATGATCTTTTACTGTATCATCAAGTGCATCTTGCTTTTCTTGGAGTTCTGCTTCAAGACGTGCTCTCTTCGCCTTACTGGCTGCATCGCTCACCCCGTTAAGTGCATTGATCTGTGATTTTAGTATCTGAATATCCTTGTTAGAGGATTTCAATTGCTTGTCATATGTATAGTAGTCATGAGAAGTTTGTATAGCTTCTTTATAAGCATCTATAGTTTTGTTAATCGCATCTAGTTTCTGCTTTGCGTTATTCTTCAGAATAGTTGTCACATTATCTTCAGCAGACTTAATACTCTTAACTGCGTCTGCAATATCTTGATCGCTCTTCTGAATTGCATCAGCCCATTCTGTATCAGAATATTCATCACGATGCTCAGCCATTTTGGCACGTTCTTGCATCAATTGATTCAATTCTTCTTTTTCAGATTTGACATTAGCAATATTTGTTGCAATGGCAGCAGTACCATAATCAGTTAGATTTCCGTCATCATCAAACATTGCATCTTCATCAATCAGAGAAGATATCGTTGTAAGTGCATTTTGAAGATTTTGAGCAGATTTAATTGCACGTTCAAAACCACGATAGTAAATATCGTCACGCATACTGTTCTTAAGGTCTTCATTAGAAGCTCTTAAATCATCTGCACTTCCTTTACAAGCATTAATTTCGTTTTGCATCTGCATCCATTCTTGAGAACCATATTTGATAGAACCATCGTTCAATTTATTGTTTAGATTCTCTTGCATTTTTGCAGCTTCTTCATCGATGATTTGTGCTTGTCTTTCATTAGCATCAATCTGGTTTTGATAATCAGAAGCATCAAGGTCTTGCCCTTTAGCTTGTTTTAATTTAGCAGCAGAAGAAGCATTGCTACTATTTGTTGCTTCCATATTTGCTTTCGCATCATAATACGCTTTGATATTAGCTTGAGATTGTACGGCAGCATTTGTCTGTTCAGCAGCCCAATCAGCAGCGGCATCATTCGCATTTTTGTTTGCAGTCGCTAAAGCATTTGTTGCATCAGCTTCTTTTTGTTTGGCTTGTGCCAATTTGTTAGAAGCGTCTTTTGCTTTTTTAACTTGTTCGTTATATGCCTTAAGTTGTTTTAATAAAGTCTTATCCTTAATTCCTTTCAAGGAAACTTCTTTTCCAGACTTAATTGCATTTTTCTGGGAATTAGATAATTTCTTGGCTTTCTTGCCACCAAGAATACTATTTCCTTTGTTCTTGACTGCACTATCCGCTTTATCCTTATTAGCTTGTGCATTTTCACGTTCTTTCTGATATTTAGCCTGATTCTTACTAGCTTCTTTGACAGCAGTTTGACTATTTTCATACTGTTCTCGCTTATTATCAACTTGACTTTTTAACAAATCATTCTGATATGCATAAGCAGGCTGACCTGCGTAACTACTTGCAATCGCCTGAAAATCTTGAACATTTTTAAGATATGCCTGTGCATCGTATAATGCACTGTTAGCACTAGACAGATTTGCACTTGTCTTGGCAGCAGAAGATTTTGCAGATTTTGTACTCTTAACCGCTTTGTTGTAAGCAACAGCTTTTTTCTTTGCAGACCCTTTGAGACCCTTAGTAGAGATCGTTTTACCTGCTTTAATGCTCTTGTTGATAGAATCCTTCTTTTTCTTAGATAATCCAGACTTATTAACTGCTTTTGTGGCAGACTTCGCTTTAGATTTCTGACTCTTTGTCGCTTTTGAAACCTTCTTTTGTGCTGTTTTGTTAGCAGAAGAAGCACGACTCTGAGTAGATTTTGCAGAAGAAACATTGGATTGTGCTTCGGATAACTGATCATTTGAAGTTTGAACTAATCGTACAACACCAGACTCTCCTGTAGATGCAGCAGAAGAACGATTAGATAATGTGTCATAGGAGTTTTGTAAGTTTTCAATTGCTTTCTGTGCCTTTTCAGTAGGCATATTCAACCATTGATTGAATAAATCACGCTGAGTATTCTTTAACTGTTGGGCGGCAGAATTGCATTTAATATAATTCTCCCATAAATTCTGATAGGACTCCACAGCAGAACGCATGTTATCATTCTTGATAGTATTGATATTCATACTACCGTTACGCACACGTTCAAAGTATGTTTGTAATCGTTTCTGATTCTTTTTCTTAGAGCTGTTCTTTGTCTTAGGAACTTTCTTGATTGCTTGACTCGCAAAAGAACTTGCCTCAGATTTATATTTGCTTGCAGCGTTCTGGTTAACAGTAATCTCTTTGCCTGTTGATTTGTATTGATTCCAAAGTGCATTTGTTTTTACACCAGAGTCAACATAATCATTTATCATATTTGCAAATTTCTCGGTAGCAGTAGCGGCACGATCAATAGCTATTGCAATAAAGTCAAACGATTTGCCCATATTATCGAGCAATGTTGCAAATTTTGACTTTTTCTTTGTGCTCTTTTTAGTTGAATCAGTATCTTTATCTTTTGCTTTGGTATTTTTCTTAGTAGCTTCAGTATTTTTCTTAGTTGCAGTAGAAGAGTTATGCTTCTTTCCAGAGCTAGAAGATTCAGCGATACCACCACGCCAGCCACCAGAAGCTGTTGCAGATTGTCCAGAAGCAAAAGCAGTACCATGTGCAAATGCTGACATGCCACCTTTAATAGAAGCACGACTATTTGTAGATCCTTTTGAAAGTAAATCTGCTGTCTGCTGATGATTAAAAACTATATCTCCCCTACGTATATCAGTGAACTCCGCACCGTTATCTCCCGTAGTAAACCATTTATTGCCACGGACGACTAATTCTGGCGCAATTTCCCCTGTTAAAGATAATCCAGAGAATTTAGCACCTAATGTTCCACTCGCTAATGCACGTCTACTATTTGTAATTCTTGGTATAGTACCATGAGCAAAAGCAGCAGTACCGTGGGCAACGCCACCACCTTTAGATGGTTTGCCACTCTGACTATAATTTACAGACACCTTAACAGATTTATCATGTAAACCATTGATAGCTGATTTTGCAGCTTCAACATCATGTAATCCACTTGTATTAATAGTAACTTTTGGAGTCGGATGCATCTTACCTAGTGCATTTAATTTTCCCTTAATACTACTAATTTTAGATGAGGCACTGTCTTTTACTTTGACAGTAATTTTCTTGTTTTTCAGTTTCTTTAAAGCACTAGCAATCTTTTTAATAACAGAGGATGCGTTACCTTTGGCTTTAATAGAAATGCTCTTAGATTTTAATTTCTTAAGAGATTTCGAAATAGAAGAAATTGCTTTCTTTGCATTTCCTTTAATCTTAATAGAAATGCTTTTGGATTTCATGCCAGATAAAGATTTTTTGATAGAATCAATTGTCTTTTTAGCATTTCCTTTGACGTTTGCTTTAACATCTGATTTAGATGATTGCTTTTTACTAGCATTTTGACTGGCAGAAGCAGAAGATTTTGAACCACCAAATAATCCTTTTATTCCGCTTCCAATACTTCCAAGAATACTTTTGGCACCACTTAAGGCAGAAGAACCAATGTTCTTTGCACCAGAGACAACATCTCCACCAAACTTTTTAGCACTTGACACGGCTTTATTATATTTAGTGTTATCTGTTTGCCAACTTTGAGTTCCTTGAACTTTTGGTCTCTGATAAGAAGTAGAAGCTTGTTTTGTCTGTGCGCTTTTGAATAGTCCATTTAGATTAGAAGGAATACTCTTAAACCATGATTTTACAGATTCGTATTTCTTATCTGTATCACCAGTCTTTTTACCAGAGCCTTCAGATGGTTTCTTATAATCACCTTTGGTTTCTTTAGTTTGACGATCTTTAATCCAATTATTAAATTTGTCTAATAGAGAAGGAGATTTATTTCCTTTTTCAGATGATTCAGGCTTTTCTTGTTTCTTAGGCTTTTCGTTCTTGGTAGAACCTTCAGATTTTTCATCTTTCTTAGGTTTTTCATCTTTCTTAGGTGCTTTTCCATCAGCCCAAGTAACTTTGATTTGTTGATCTGATTTTTTGCCTTTATTATAAGCCTTGACAATGGTTTCGATATCCTGCTTATTATCTTTGCTTGCTGTAATAGTTCCATCTTTGCCAATCGTTGCGCCATTACGTTTAAGCTCTTTTTGAACATCTTTTTCGTTTTTAAACTTTGTATTCAGATAATATTGACTGTCTGTAGCGCCAGCAGTAATCAGATTCTGACGATCACGAACTGCTTTAAGATATCCTTCCATATCCTTTTTAGAACCAGTCTCATCTGCTTTTTGCAAAGCATCCTGCACGGTTTTATCCTGTTTTTCACGTTCTGCTTCATATTTCTGATTAACTACACGACCGTTTTCAGACAATGTGGCTGCTTGTGCTTTGTCTGCTTTATCTGTAGCAGCAGAACCTTCATCAAAGATTTTGTCACGATCATTCTTTGCAGAATCAGACCGTGTCCAGCTATCGCCTCTGTCTTTAATTTTTTGCAAATACTCATCAACAGAATTTGTGAAAGTTGTTTCAGCTTCAGCAACATTGAGTTTAATTGTAAGAGTTTGTTCGAACCCTTCTGGCAACTCTTCTTCATTTCTGCGCAAATCTTCCAACTGTTGTTTGTAGTTTTCAATTTCCTTACCTTGAGAATCTCCTAATGATCCACCATTTTTCTGCCAAGCTTGTGACCATTCATTCAGCTTTTCACTAGCACCATCCCATTGTTCTGTAAGAGAATCAAACTGTACATCCCAACCATATGTTTTAAGATTATTCAAGATAGATTCAAATGGAGTGACACCCATTCCCATCTTTTTGGCAGCTTTACCGACATTATCAATTTTAACTTTGTAGTCGCCAGTCTTTTCGTTTAATTTAGCCATAGCTTCGCCAGAAGCATTTGTCATGTTCTGTAATTGACTTACAAACTCTTTAGGACCCGAATCGTCAGAAGTGAAATATTTCTTGATATTATCATAATTTTCTTTGAAGTTTTTATCATCCGTCTTTCCAGTAGGAGAGATAAGACCTGCCATTTGCTTAAATTGGTCAGTTCCAACTTTACCTTTATCCCATTCTTCTTTTGCACTCTTTAATCCAGAAACAAAAGTATTGTAATCTGCGTCGTCATCAGCAGATTTTGTTGCCCGAGTATATGTATCAAGTGTATAGGACAATCCACTATCTTTATATTTGGCTACATTATCAAGACGCTGTTTTAACTGTTCAAGAGAACCTGTGAAGATTTCATTCTTATCTGTGATCAGGTCATAAGCTTCAGATAATTGATCTAAACTTAGATTTTCAAAGTAATCGCCACCAAAAATCTTATCAAAGTCTACAGAAGAATTAAGTTTTTCACCTAACTTTTCGTATTTACCGCCCTGGTCAACCATATAGTCTTTGATCTTTTGTAATGATTCGGCTTCTTTGTCATAGCCTTTTTCATTATTTTCATGGAAGCTTTTTGTCTTTTTATTTGCTTCGTCTACAGAATCGGCAACACCTTCGATAACATTCTTAACTTTTTGTCCACCGATTTCTAAGCCTTTAGAGTCAAGTTTTAATAACTCATCTTTACTTGTTGCTTTAGAAGTAATCTGAGAAATGTATTTCTGCATTGTTTTCTCATCAAGTTTCTTACCATTACTTGACAATACAGGCGTATACATAATTTCCTTATTTTCAAACATACTTCCGTCGGCACCAGCCATAGAAGAAGAGATAAGTGTACTATAAGATTTCTTCTTGTCATTATTTAACAATACAGGTCTGCCATTAAGGTCAATATTACCTACTTTAGATGATCCCTTAGACAATCTTTCTTGTCTATCAGATTGATACTGAGAGATTAATTTTGTGAAATCTTTCTGGTTTTGCAGGTCGGCTACGGTTTTTTGATCTTTTGTTTTCTGATTTTTAAACTCACCCTTAAGAGTCTGAATCATTTTCTGAACATTTTGCCCATCGGCTGTTAACACATCATTTCCAGACATGCTAACTCCAAGCATTCCAGATAATTCTTTAGTAGAAGCACCTGTCTTTTTCTTAAGAGTTTCAAATTGCTTATTGATTTGCTTTTGCCATTCTTTCCCAGTTAAAGACGTATCTCCTTTGATATCAGAGAATTTTTCATAAGCATCTTTTAAAGAAGGATCAGTTGCAAGTTTGCTTGTAAAACTACGAACTTTCTGTTCTTGTTCCTCAAGATATTTTGTTGCACCTTTACCAGACATCTTATCAGAACTTAGATCCATATTACTTACATAATTCTTGGCAAATTCCTGTGATGTCTTGTCTAATGTTGCAAATCCTTGAGATGCTTCAAGTGTGTTCTCAAGAGTAGTAGACTTAAACTCTTTGAGCTGATCTTGAACTTCTTTCAGATTACTCTTTGTAGCTTCGACATATTTACTCATCGTATTATCTTTAATACCGAGTCCACCACTATCAAAGTTTGCATTGTTTAATAATGTAGATAACTGTTGATCTGTTAAATTATCAAGGTCTGCATTTTTACCAAGAATACTCTTAGCTTCTTTCTTATAAGCTTTTGTGTTCTTGATCATGCTAATGAGATTAGATTTATTAGAATTTAATCCATCACTTACGATAGATTTCTTGCTTGCAAAGATACTATGTAATGCGCCTACATCATTTGTTCCGAGCAGAGAAGAACCAATTAAGTTGGCTGCACTTTGTAAGCTATAGCCAATACCTGCACCAACAGCCGTACCAGCACCAGGAGCAATCAGTGTTCCAATTGCTGCACCAATACCAGCGCCAGCTAAACCTACGCCAGATTTACCACCAGATAAAATACGTCCGACATTACCAGCAAGGCTTCTATCGCCAACTTGATAACCTTCAGTCGCTTTATTCATGTTTAGTGCGGCAGCTTTGTTCTGGATAGCTAAATTCTTTTTGCTTGCAATTGCCTGTTTATTTTTCTGAATTTGACGTTCATATTTCTTAATAGATTTGTCAATTGCAGAGTTGTTATCAATAATAGCATTTCCTTCGCTATCCATTGATTTAACAAGATCTTTATTTGTCTTAACAAGTTGCTTCTTTAATTCAAGATAACGACTGTAATCAGATTCAGACAGTCCTACATTCTGATTAGTTGTATTATCAACACCTTTGGCAAGTCTATTGAATTCTGCTTTGATATCATTTACAGAGTCAAGTTTAGATTGACTCTTATTGATCTTCTTATTGTATTTGTTGAGGTTCTTTGTACCAGCGTTTAGTGCTCTACTACGGATAGTGTTTGCAAGTCCATTGGCAATAGCAGCGACACCCGTTCCGATAGCGAGTAATGTGGCAGGAAGATTAGCTCTAAGAGTTTCTATCATTCCAGTTCCAACACTACCGATAGCAGACTTCACATCTCCAAGTTTTGCTTTGAATTTGGTAACACCGTTTGAGAATTGCGTATGTGTTTTTTCAACACTATCCTTCATACTTGTTTTAAATTTACTTGCAAAACCTGTAGTTGATTTTTCTGCATCTTTAAGATTTGCCTTCTTGCCAAATTCTTTAACTGAATCTCCTGCTTTATTGGCTGATTCTTGAATATCTTCAAACATCGAAGCAATATTATTTTCTTTTAATGCATTTGTGATATCGGATTTGCGTTCACTTGAATCGGGTTGATTGGCAGCAGATACCATAATATCATTAATTAACCCGTCATTAAGCCCTCGCTTTTTCATCTCATTAATTTGTTGAGATGCAGATAATCCACTTTCATTTTTGGCTGCTTTTACAACAGCGTCTTTGAATATATCATTGCTCATATTCCTCTGAGTAGAGGTTAAATTATTTAATTCTTTGGCTTTTTTAATTGCTTGACCTATTTTTTCAAATGACAAAAGTGTTAGGTTAATAAACTTAGATACAAGTTGCGTTCATGTATATAAGATGATACAATAAAAATATAAATAATTTAATATGGAGGATTATAAGATGAGTATAATTAAATGTCCAGAATGCGGGCAAGAAATATCAGATAAAGCAGAACTATGTGTTCATTGCGGATATCCAATTCAAGAATATTTGCAAAAAATTGAAAAAGAGAAGTTAAAAGAAAATCAAGTATGTGTAATTAACGGTACACCTGTTGATTTTTCAGACATAACTCCATATTTTACAGATTCATGCGATGACGACGTAATGTTGAAAATATTATTAAAGTTGCAAAATTTAGACAATAGAATCGCATACAATGATGAGTGGGAATTAACAAAAAATATGATGATCACTCATATTGTTCCAAAAGAATACAATGCGACATCTTATGATGAATACATACAAAATCTTGGAGCAAAATTACGAAACAATTATGAATGTATTATACATAAAACAAAAACATATGATTTTTCACCGATTAAAGAATATATCGACAATCATAAAAATTTGGATTTAAAATGTTTAAAACAAATTCGCAATATTAAAGAGCTGACATATACAGAAGCCACGTATTTAATTGAATTTATTAACAAAAACCATTTAATACCATTTTCTTATCCAGAAGATATTACGGATCTTATTGGAGAAAAATATATACAAGAAGTTATTGATTATTGGAATCAAAAGAATTGTCCTGAGCAACAACCAACTCCAACACCACAACCTGCCCAAAACGTTCCTCATTGCCCTAATTGCAACAGTACAAATATTCAGAAAATTAGCGCAACTTCAAGAGCGATTAGCGGATTAACCTTTGGAATATTAAGTTCCAGTATCGGTAAAACATTTAAATGTAAGAACTGTGGTTATAAATGGTAAGAATAATAAAGGAGATAAACAAATTATGTCATTAATTAAGTGTATGGAATGCGGTAGAAAAATTTCCGACAGATCAAGGAAATGTACTTATTGTGGGTTCCCAATTGAGGCATACTACGAATATTTAGAGTTTCAAAAAAGAAAATTAAATACACAATGTAGTTTTAAAGGCACTGTAATTGATTTTTCAGATATTGTTCCAAGATTTAAAGATAAATATTCTTTTGATGTATTTGATGATTTGTGTGCAAAATTTGAAGAATATAAAATTGATATTGCTTATAGTAGTGTAATGAATTTTGTAAAGGAAGTAATGACAACGCATATAATACCAGAAATATATGACAAATACGACACACAAACCGATATGGAGAAACATCGACCCCTTCGTCTGTTTGCCAATAGTCGATGTATTATCAAACATAATGATATACCATATGATTTCTCTTATTTAAAAAAAATACTAAAAGAACATCATCAATGTACGGAAGAAGCAATCGAGTATATCAAGAAAATTCCAGAACTTTCAAAAGAGGAGCAAAAAGATTTTATAAGACAATTAAATTACCTCCATTGTATTCCATTTACATTCCCATATGACGAAAATAAAATCATGCAAGTCGATGCAATAAATTATATTACAAATTATTGGGGAAGAGACACGGAAAGTAAACCGCATCCAAAATACCAATCACCTACAAATCAAGTTTTTTGTCCTAATTGTGGTGGCAATCATATTAGTAAAATTGAATCAACGGTGTATTCACCAACATTACATAGAATAGGATTATTACAAAATAATTTCATGAAAATACGACAATGCAATAATTGCGGATACAAATGGTAGAATAGAAGAGAGGAAGAACTATTTACTTCCAACAGGAATTCCGTATCCTTTGTTGAGATCGTCGTATGTCATTCCGTAGTGTGTTACGGAGTATGTTGCGACATTATCAATATCAAGACCACCATCAACGATTGCGTTTTCTAAAGTAAGTTCGAACTTACGAACATTTTCTAATTTTTTGCCGTCAATTTCTATGATATAAGGAAGTTCTTGTTCAGGACAACTAACACTAAGACCTTCTTCTCGTGTTCTTTGCCTGATTGTTATAGTTTGCATAAAATCACCTACTTTCTGAAAGGAGTATAAATTATGAAGTTAAATCATGATTGTATAAGAGATGTAATAATTTACATCGAAGATAATTGTATTTATGAGGATGATAGCCGTGGAAATCGATCAATCCATTCTCGTACAATTTATGAAATTACACACGATAAGAAGTTGTCTTCTTTATATACAGAAGACGAGATTACATATACTGTAGTTCAATTGTTTTTAGACAACATGGTTATCGGAAGATTGACACCATTTGGATTCAATTTTACATGGTGTGAAGTTACTGCATTGTCTCCGAAAGGTCACGAATTTTTGGACAATATTAAAGATGATACAGTCTGGAAGAAAGCCAAGAAATTTGTTGGAGAGCATCTTACAAGTACATCTTTTTCGATTATAGCCAATGTCGCAAGCAAACTAGCAATAGAAGCATTAGCAAGTGGAGCAACACCTAAATAATTTTGTACATAATAAAAGAGAGTGTTATTTGCACTCTCTTTCTACTTATATGTAATTACTCAAGATTATCTATAATTTCCAAAATATCAACATCGAGCAAATTGAAAAATTCCATAAATTCATTGAATACATCTTGATTCATTTGTCCAATTACTTTATATGAAATTTTATTCTTATCAAAATAATATAGCTGTTCGGCTTTAACATATCCATCTTTGTCATTATGTGGATTTGTTTCAGTATCATCATGTGATATTGGGAAATTACCAGGATATGATAACTTATGCTTTTTATGGTCTTCGTTTTTAAAGGACGATAATACGTTACAAATCAAATCATAAGAATATCCTTGAATTTCTCCGCCATCGTCGTCTACAACAACAAAAGAATGTTTGTTTATTTGCTTACCATTATGTTTATACTTGTCTACTAAAATAATATCTCCAACACAGCACATTATAATATTTACCTACCTATTGTTACTTTTTTTCTTCCGTTAATTACATCGTCAGACCATTTGATAGGAACAATATCTTTCAGTGCTTCATTACTAGATATAATACGACGTTTTTTATTTTGCAATATATTCCTATCTAGTTTTTTATAACCTTCTTTCATATTAATCCCTCCTTTTTCTATCTTTTGATGCCTATAAATTATTAGTTTCTATATACATTATAGTAGAAAAATAGTAGGAAATCAATAGAATAGTATTTATTATTTCTATTTAATTAATGTTGTCTATTTACACAACAAATCAGCTTTCTACGACGAATTATTGACAAAATAATATCTCTGTAGTAATATGAAAAATATCCATTATAACTTATTTGTCGTCAAGTTATATGGTTAAGTTTACAAGAAATGCAACGAGTTATCTTCTAAGTTCGTCATTGCATTTCCAAAGGATCTACAGTCTATTAGTTGCCGTAAGTGGTTTCTGATAGACTGTTTTTTTTGTTATGGATATTAGCCGAGTGCAAAAGTTCACTCGGTTAATTTAACTAATCTTATCTTCAAGTTCTTCAATTCGTTTTGACATATATGCTTTCTGTCCACCACTAACTCTTTTTTCGAGCGTTGTGCGATCAAGAATAACCTGTTCTTTTAATTTTCTAATGTTATAACAATCTCCAACATTAGAAATATCTTCGGATGCTAAGCGATCATGAAGCTGTTGTAATCCTTTTTCAACAGATTTATATCTTGAAATGCGTTTTACGGATTCATATTTATATTCGGAATCAACATATTCTTTAAACTCTGCATATAATTTTTTGATTTCTCCAACGTCTGCTGTTCTGAATGTTTTAATTGTACGTTTTGGGCTAAATTTTAACTCATTGGTAATATATTCCTCATCAATATTTGGAGAGTCGGCAACAAATGCTCCATGTTTTCTAATAGAAGGAATAACATCTTTTGCAAGCCACATCTGAAATTCTTTAGCAGTATCATTGGACGCTTTCATCCCAAGTAAATAAAATAGAGTCTCAGGTATAAAATCATCCTTTCCACACTTGTGTGGAAAACCAAAATCTTTACAAAAGTTGTTAAACCTGTCCCACATAACATAATTTTTACCACTCTTTTCTCTATTCCATCCAAAACCAATAGCTGTATCTTCGGCATTCATAGATACGCTACCATCTTTGTTTAAAATTGTTCGAATTGACATTCCATTATTTTCATTTACAAATTCCATAATTTCTAAATTATCTTTAGTGTTGATCATAATATGTTTCTCCAGTTCTCTCAACTTTCTCACATTAACAGTTTAATCAAAGTAGAGCAGTAGATGCGTATGAAAGTTGAGGAGAAAATGAAGTTCCGCTCGGCAGTTAATTACTCTGCCTATCCACTGCTCAATATAATAAAGAACGGTCATGAGTCGTTCTCATTACCAAAAATAAGTTCCTTACATTGGTTAATATATGCATTAAGTTAGCATTTGACAACAGTGTACTTATAAAGACACAATTTGCCAAAATGCCAATCTTCAAAAATCCTTATAAAATAAGGACTTTTTGATGGTCGTTTTTTACATAAAATTTGAATTTTAAGTTCCCTGCTTAGAGATACAATATCTCTGTACGCAAACGATGATAGCAGGTAAAACATCGACATTAATTTACACTTTTGGGCTATACATTACCAGACAATGATCATAAGGTCGTCATTATCTGTCAGGATCGGTAGTCTCTGAACATCCATTCTTATTAAAATATCTTAGCTACTGTGCCTTATCCCGAAGCACATTTCTTATGCGGTAGTTTACCGATACTTTCCTATACGGTAAGAATGTGTGCGGCTGATTAGATACAATCGTATAATACGATATGAATACCAAATTCTTCAACTATTCCGTCTATTGTCACCAATTCCGTTTCAGTTTTGATATCCTTTTTCGTTCCAGCAATTACTCCTGATACGTATATTTTAAAACCCCGTATCCTATATATTTGTCCAAAACACCATTTCTGTTTCTTCCTTATATATAGTAGGCTCACTGTCACCCTAATGATTTTGAGATAGGGTCAACCTAGGTTTTTAAAAAGTTTAATGCCAGCAAAGCCAGCGGCAGCAGTTTTCAATAATCCAAAACTACTTACTAATTTATTAACTACATTTAGAACATTTGATAATAAAGTAATTCCTCCACCAAAAAGGTTTTTATCAACAAATGTTGTTGAGAGAGATTGGAATGAGTTTTTAAGATCTTCTGTTCGTCCTTCCAAACTATCCTCATAAACTTTGTACTTTTTGTCTGTAGATCCAGCAGAATTTTCGGATACTTTCTCGTATTCTTGAGCTTTACCGTAATTGGTCATAAGTGTAATGAACTCATTCATATGATGTGTGCCAGCGAAAGACTGTGCTATTGCACGTTGAGACACGTCACTATAATTATTCCAATTGCCAGCAACTTCATCAAGAACATCACCAAAATTACGGAACTGATCTGTTTTGTCTCGCAGATTAATACCTTCTCCACGCAAAACAGTTTCCACGTTACTAAGATCCTCTCCGTTATTCTGGTAATCTTTTAATCTTGATAATTTAATATTACCCATACGTGCAAAAACAGCATTTAATCCAGTACCAACGGAACCCATACCTTCTTGGGTTACTTCACCGATTGTGGCTAAATACCCAAGCAATTTATCCATTGAGATTCCAGCAATTTTTGCTGTATTTGCAACTTCGGACATACCTTCTGCTAAACCTCCAACATCAGTAGCAGAAGCCATATCTACAGAACTTAATTTATCTACAATTTTCAAGGTATCTTCGGCACTTGTAACACCATAACCTTTTCTCGCAGAAGTTAAATACTTTGTAGCATCTTCGGATGATCGTCCGCTAACCTTGCTCAGTTTAATAGAACTTTCGGCAAGCTTATTAGACTTTTCAACACTTTGCCCCTGTTTCATCCATTCAGTGGAAGAAGCAGCAACATCCGTACCAGTAGCCTTTAATTGATGCCCCATATCTGAATATGTTTTCATCAAATCTTTGGCTTTGTCATTGGATACACCAGTAGCCATCTGAAGCTGAGTCATGGCACTATCTACATCATATGTATTTTGCACCATTTCCTGTGCTTTGTTCATACCAGATTGCAAGATACCATACGTTCCTACGAACTGAGAAATCTGATTAAATCCACGCTTAACTTCTGAAAACATTGAATTTCCAGTAAGTCCTTTTGCAGAAATTTCAGACTGCATTTGCTTAAACTGTTGGTTGATGCTTTGAGCTTCGCCTTTAGTTGTTGCGTTCTCGGATTGTTTTACAAGATTCTCTAATGCAACCCCATATTCCTTAGCAGCTTTAGTATTATTCTCCATATAAGTTCTGATCTTATTTGCTTGAATATTACCTTCACCAGGATTAAGTGCCTTGCTCTGAGTTGCATCGAGAATTTTCATCTCATTGTTTAATTTTTCATATGATTGGATTACTTTCTCATTCTGCTTAATGATCGCATCCTGATTAGCAGTTGAAGGATTTGCTTGGTATTGAGTATGTAATTCCTGTAAACCTTTTACATTCTTTTTATATTCTTCAAAAGACTTATTCGCATTTCTGTATTCTTCACTGCCACTGTAATACCCACTAAGTTTCTTTTGTTGTGCTGCTAAATTAGCATCATATGATTTATTTCCAAGATTCCTAGAAACATTTTGCACATAAGAATCTTTTTGTTCTTGTTCTTTAAGAGCTTGATTGAACCAATTACTATATTGTTTCTCTTGCTCTTTATGTTGCTTTTGTACTTGTTTCTCTATATCGCTCTTTAATACTTTATTAGGTGAAGAGTTTAATAAAGATAGACTATTTGTAGCATTTTTATCATATTGTTCAAGTTTTATATAGGCGTCAATTAAAAGATCTCGATTTTCTATAGTTCGATTCTTTTTAAAGTTCCCGTACATTCTATTAACTTCTTTACGTTGTTTTTCGTAGTCAAGAACATCACTACCAAAAGCGTTGTATTCTTTGCTGTTATTATCAACATATCCAGAAAATTGTTTTTGATATCTTCCAGATTTAGAAGCAAATCTCTTTGCTTGAATATCAGATTCAATTTTAGCAGCTTTCTCATTTAGTTTTTTCTGTTCTGCTTGATATTTTTTATCAGATTTCTCTTGATCTTTTAATGCTTTATTTTTTGCTTTCTCTTGTTCTTTAAGAGCTATGTCTGCATATTGATATGCAGTTGGTGTTGAAACATCTTCTTCCTTTGCAATCTGTTTTGTAACATTAGCCATCTCTTTAGCTTGAGCTTTTGCACGTTTAATAAGACCTTTATCAATAGATGTTTCTCCGCTAGAATAGAATGTCCCAGAAGCATGTTTCATCTGTTTTTGTATTGCAGATTTACTATATTGTACATATGATTTTGTCTGAGTATTTGCCTGTCTTTTGATTTGGTTATTAAGTGTTGTATTTGTTGATCCGCTTGTACCAATAGTCGGATTGATATGCACATCTCTGTCTTTTATAAGATCAGCCAACTGAGACTCAACATCACCTTTATTAAGTATTGCTTTAATGACGGCTTGAAAATCCATTCATTCACCCCTTTCATGAATTTACGCATAATAAAAAGAGCCTATAAATTTATAGACTCTTCAAGTTACGATATATGATTAACAGATGGTCAAGGAATCGAACCTCGATCTCTGGTTTTGGAGACCAGTATAATGCCGTTATACCAACCATCCGTGATAGCAATGATCAATTACTTGTTACTTATTGTTTAATTAATCGCTGTCAAACATGGTTTCAGCATCCATGTACCAGTAGGGAAGTCATAAAGATGTGATAAAACATATTCATGTGCTTCGATGACTGAACCAACATTTACCTCTGTATGTACAACTATTCCTCCGCCATACATACTCCATTCGGCACAAATAAGTGTATAGTAATTTTTTCTATTCTCTATCATCATAACATCATCTCCTACTATATAAGTGGTGTTACATCATAGATTTTGTCGTGTAATTGATCATTGCGAGTTTTAGTATATCATAGAAATATATTATATGTATACTGGTATATTCTTCCAGTTCTATAAATCAGACAAAGAACCTTGTTTTCCTTCTTTAATACCATCTTTTGTAAAGTATTTTCCGAAGTCATCTTCCGCAGATGAATCATTGTAAATACCAACCAATTCCGTAGAAGACCATCCAAAGAATTCTTTGATAACATCAATCGGAATATTCTTCTTTGCGAAAGCAGTACAAGTATAATGTCTCATACAATGGTAGTAGAAGTCTACGTCTAACATCTCTGAAAATTCAGCTGTCCATTTATCAAGATTGGATCTACGATGCCAGCCATTTTTATCTTTCGTTACAAAGACATCATCAATGTTAACTCCAAGTTCTTTGCGTTGTTTATCCCATAAATCAATGTACTTTTTAACATCAACAAGGATAAATTTGTTTAACTGCTTACCTAATTTACCACGACCCTTGGTACGAATCTTTGGCGTTTTATATAAAGCACCGTCAAATTCAAGAGCATCATCAGTAAAATAAGACATTTTCATCTGAATAATTTCAGATTTTCTCATTCCAGAATAAGCAGCAATAGCGATAGCACACGCTTTTTCATACTTCTCTTGTTTAACAAGAGTTTTTAATAAGTCATCAACTTTTTCATCTGGCAGAATAGTTTTTTCACGTACTGCCTCATTTGCAGGATTCTCAATCTTATTTACAATCTTTCTGAACCCTTCAAATTCTTCTTCCTCATCTAACATATTTTCGATATAATCAGATAAAGAAGAAAGACATGATTTAACACGTCTTGTTCGTTTAGGACTCCATCCCCATACGTTAATTGCATGATTTTGAAACTTAGCAATATCACGCTTCGTTAATTTTGCGAAGTCCTTATTTTTATTATGTTCCAGATTCCAACACCAGAAAATATCTAAGTCATTGCGATAACCTTTGATTGTACTCTGCGCACGATCAACAGAAGCAAGGTAATCTAACCACTCCGTGCCTAAATCTTTGTTATCTTGATTGACCAATGCTAGTTTTTCTGGAGATGTTATCTTGTTATATACCGTAAATCTAGCCAACGGCAAAACCTCCTATGTATAAAATGAATATAACCACAATATATAGTAGTTGTTGCAAATACAAATCATATATATTGTGGTTACTAAGGATATAAAATCTTGGTTTTATTTTGTGAAACTTACATCAGATTTGATGTGAAAAGAAATTATTGTTTAAATCTTTTTGCAAATGCCTGTTCAGCATATAGTTGTGCTTTTTGCTCTGTACGTTGCCAGAATCCAGAAGTTAATATAATACCAGATCCCCCAGATTCCGCTTCTGAAAAGACGTGAGGAGTAGAATAAGTTCCAGTATTATAATTGTATCCCTGATCAAGATACACAGTGGCACTAACAGAATCTCCGCCACCAACAACACCAGTTGTTCTTGCAGAGTTTTTCATCTGATATGTTCTTACATATTCCTTTGGTTTCCCACCAGCATAAGAAGCGGTAAGCTCTTGATTGGCTGTTAAGAACGTTTTACTCTCAGCTTCACTTACGGCATCACGCATTTCATTCTGGATTTGTCTCCATAACCAAGCCATTGCACCCATGTTTCCCATGAGATCACCTTACTTTCTGTCAATAGAAACTACATTATTATTGACTGCATCAGCGGCACCCTGTTTAATTGCTTCAAGTGCATCAATTCTATTTTTCTGAAAATCATCAGATTCAACAACAGCTTTTGTAATGTCTTCAGCAGTAAAGTCAAAACCATGTTCTGCAAAATACTGCATCATCTTCTGAGTTACTTCTGGATCAGCTTTGGCAAATACTTCATTGATATATTCAAGAGCAGGTGCTAAAGCCACGACAGATTCTACTAAATCGTCAACACCTTCGACCTTGAAATTCACATCTTTACTGTCAAGTTTAATATCAACCGCACTTGCAATTAACTGTTGCTTAATGTAGTCACATTTTTCATCAATTGCAGCTAACATATCTTTAAACTGTACTTTGTTGATATGATGTTCATCAATAAATTCGTCAATATCAATATCTGACGCAAGTGCATATAATTCATCAATACCAATATTTTCTAAATCCACGTTTCCATAAAATTTAATAATATTCATCTTGATTCCCATAAGTTTACTCAGTGGATCATAGTCCATACTAGATATTCCGTTCTCGTCCTGAGTTACAGGAAAAGCAGAGGCTACAACGGCTTCAACGAAATCATTTGCCTCAAATCTATTTAAAGACCCATCTTCATAATGTCTTGTTTCAAAAGCAATTTTACCCATAAAATTATCTCTCCATTTCTCTGTTTAACTTCTCAAGCAATTCAGATACATGATATCTGTAATTGACTTTTAATTTTCGACTATTAACAATGATTGGATTAAATTTTATCAAATCCTTTTCGTTGAATGATTTTTTATCTATAGAAGCAATCATTCTGTCAAAATCATTGATATGCTGAAAATATGTAGTTTCTGTGTTATCTTTCTTTCTAAAATTAAATAAAAACCCTGCGACCATATTTCTGTAACCAACAAATTCTCTTAAACCTTTAATCTGATGATAATGGATTACACCTTTTTCTTCTTTGGTGCGTTCAAAAGAAATAGAAGAAGTGCCAACGCTTTTCAATTCTAATGCATACATAAAAGGAGAGGAGAATAAGAAACAATCACAAGGATTTTTACTTGAAAATCTTAAATTACTACAACCACCAAAAGATTGTGCTTGATCTTTTAAACGGTAGTAGAATACGTCTGAAGGAATACTGGCTTTCCAATTTTCTTCAAATCTCTTACCAACATTCTTTGCCAACCTATTCACCCACCTGATATTTATCGTTAATATATTTTCTATAATCAACATATAGTCTATATGTATCTTTTTTTGGATACCAAAACGCCATAATATCTGCACGTTCAGATGGATAGACCAGAAGTGGTTGTACGCCATGTTCTACATAGAACTTAACCTGTGCCAAACTTGTAACAGGAATAAGCTTTGTATCTTTATAAATTTCCTGCAACTGTTCAGGCGTTGTAATTCCTGAATTCAATAAATACACCCTTTCTTTTAAAATCGTAAAAAATAGGGAAGAAAACAAAAAAAATCATATAATCCAATTTGTGAACCATATTAAAGTTTTGTTCTCTTCCCTATCTTCTAACTAAAATGTAAAACTATAATATGATTACTGCAATATTTTTTCATGTTCAATATTCCAAGTTAATACACTACTGATTAGTGTAAACTAACCAGTAGTGATAAATAATATCCTTAAATTAAGCTAAAGACTTGATCTGATAGATATCTACAAATTCATCATCTGCATCTGTCATCAGGTCAAATGTAATCTTCAGAGTAATAGGATCTCCCTCAGCTGCGAAAGCTAATTCGATATTTCTCTGAGGAGTAGCTTTGTAGCAAGTGATATGTAATGGTGTTGTACCTCCCAGCTCAGATTTCTGGATGATTTTTGCGTCAACTCTGAAATCAGCTAATTCCTGATTATCGTTAATCTTAACTAACTGAAGTGTAGAGTCATTTACGATATAAGATACATCGTATTTCTTACCAACGGCAATTTCGCTATCTGTTGTAGCTGTAAATACTTTTGTTGCTACAGTTCCTTCAATCTGTGTTCCACCAACGTCACCTTTTTCGTAAACGAATAATGTTCCGTCTTTTGGCTGATCTGGTAATGTAAGTTTTCCTGCTTCTGTAGCAGTAATTGTCTCCATTTCTGCACGATCTCCACCTTCTGTGATTGTTCCATTACCGAAGATAGAGAATAACTCAAATGGATATACCTGAATTTCTGCTTCAAGTGTTCCTTCCATTGGGTTAGCAAATGTTACAGCATCCTTACCTCTCTTTTTAGCTTTTACAGAATCTGCTGTAATATTTAATGTTACTGTATTAGCATAATCAACTTTTAAAGCCTTTTTGTTTGTAGCTAAGTTAGTTAACTCAAATTCACCGCAGTCACGGCTTGCATATTTTTTACTAGCTGCCATTTTGTCACATCCTTTCATTAGAATTTTTAAATTTTAGTATTAAAAAAAGACCCATAAAAATAGGTCTTATTTTTCCTCTTTAAGGTTTTTCAAATATGAATCTTCTTTAAAGTCACTACCTTCAGTTCCCCAGACACTGGCATTAAGAGCCATGATTTGATAATTTCTATCAATTAAAATTCTTTGAAAGTTATCATATAATTGAGGAATCGTTAATTGCCCTACGTTAGTAAAATTAATACTTGGGTGGTACGCACATACAACAGAAATAATATTTCCGATATCATACTTAGGATCTTGTTTATCTAAGTTTTTCCCACGAGTACGTTTGGCTTTTGCCTTATCACGCCTACGCTGCATTTGGATAACAACAGGATCTTTTTGTTTTGATAATTCTTCGGACACTGTGCGTTCATTGTTGATATTTGAAATTTGCATCAGGATATGTAATACATCATCGAAGATTTCTCGATCAATAACCCCGACAACCTGTGATTCGATTTCTCCAGTTTCTTCGTTCTCATGTGTTTTTAAAATCTCAAATCTTTTTTCTCTTAATCTATACACAACATCTTCGACAAAATAAAAACAAAATGCTCTCACATAAATTCGTATAACATCTGTATTTTCTGATACCAAATCAAATAATTTAACATCTGTTCGTTCTTCATAAGGTAATGCCAAAAAAGCATCATATTTATCTGGCAGGAGAGCAGAGTAGTAGCTATCTACTGTCAATGTCATATAACTAGCATATTGCATCCATAGCCCTTCACCAATTCTCCTACGATCACTGATTTTAGGTGGCTGAATATGTCCGATTCCAACAGGTATTGGTTCGCTTGACAGTAACTGTGAATAAGTAAGTTTTACGTCACTCACTTACAAAGCAACTCCATATTTATATCATCAATCCGATACACCATTGTCCTGCCATAAAAGTTAGTGTTCGGCTTAAAAGACTGTAATTGGCTTGTACGAGTATCTAATCTCATAGTCCCGATACCAAATGAGTCTTTTATTGATTCGTCAGTTAAGGCAAGATTGATTGCTTGACAAATCATATCTAAACGATTGCCAGCGTATCCTTTTTCATGCCATTCTGACTTTTCATCATCATTTAGTTTGATAACATCCCTATGACATACGACATTGATAACCAATGTGTAATCAATAATAGACGTTGATGTACTAGGATATGTTTCCATTAAGATAATAGATCGTGTATCTGTAATGGTTTCATCCATATATGGGACATCTTTACAATGTCCTAATAAACGATTGTCTTTCACTTGCCCATGTATATTTTTGCCAATTTTGCATCCAAACCAATTATCCTCGAAAGAATAATCCTCATCATCAAGATATGGCATGGCAAGAGCACTAACATCATCATTTGTCATTAAAATATTTCCTACGGCTTCTTTAATCAATCCAAGCGAAACCAGAGGATTTTCCATCATTTTTTCTGTTTTCGTCATTGAATTTCACCTATGTAAGACTTTCTATAGTTATTTCAATAGAAGCAGTAGAAGAAGTTCCATCTTTTGCAGATAATTTCAAGATGATTTTCTGACCAACTAATGCAGAATTTGACACAGAGATTCCAATGTTTGAACCAGTTTCTTCTATATTAATAGAGTCTTTTAATTCACATTCAAGATCCCATTGAGGATCTTTTGTAACTGTGTTTCCATCTAAGTCTTTAAAAGAAGCAGTAAATGTAGATTTCTTGCCTACAAAAACTTTCTTATACCTATACTTAATAGTAGCAGTGCATGTCTGTTCTACGGTTGGAGCATCTGGCTGCGTTGGTTCAGGATCTTTTTTAGGCTCAAAGTAATCGCATAATCGCAAATCTTTTCTGTCTTTCTCTGGATTAAATTCATCTTTATCAACGATAAAAGATAATACGCCACCATGTTCAGTACCAAAATGATATAAAACATTATCATCACGAGTGAATGTAAATACGTCATTTGGAACTTCACGAATATCAAGAAATACTCTTTTTCCATCAAGCCCAAGAGTATCATCGTCTTGCGGTACAATTACCGTATAATTATTTGATCCAACAAATATAATATTGTTACCTGTTTTACCAACATCATATTTAGATGCCGATTGATAATAAGCCCATCTTTCATGGATATTACCATCTGCATCTTGCCATTTTACAGTAGATTGACACAGTTTCATTGTTGTTTTTTCAAACACACCACATTGCCCAGGTCTTCCGTCTATGATCCAGTAATTATTTTCAAAATATACATACATTCCTGCTTTTGAAGTATTACATGGAAATAGTACGGTTCTCTGCATAGTTTTTAATGCGGTATCAGAATCATTATCTTGAACCACACATCGGATAGTCGTTCTTTCTGATAAATCAGAGTTACATAATTCAACCGTAGAAGCAATGTCTGTATCTAGAATTTCTGCAAATTCATCATCTTTATAATCGTTATATGCATCATTTTCATAACCGCCTGTTAAGTTAGGTCGTGTATTAGGTGTTATTAAATACCAATCTTGCATTTATCACACCTCCTATGTGTAAGCGGTAGGTTTCTGGTTGTTTGTCATTTTTTCAGCATTATATTTAATAGCATCAAGCTCATTCTTCGCTGAAGTTTTTGACCCATTATTTCCATCAATACTTAATTCTTTTGTTACAATACTCACTCGTTTATTTACAAGAGAGTAGTAACGCTCCTGATAATACTGATGCATATATTCTGCCATTGTATCTATGACATATTGATCAAGATCTTCTGAAAATTCTTTTGTTTCTACATCAAATGTAAGATCATCAATTTCCATAGAATATCTTGCAATTGCCTTTTTTAGCCATTGAAAAACTAAAGAGTCTGGCAGAGGCGTTTTATCTGCAAATGTAGATTCAAAACTTTGAATTACATCATCTGCGGTTGTCATTATAATCACCTACGTCCTATTTCATTTTGTGTCCTGTATAGTTTTCAATGAATCGAATTTTTTCGTAATCGTTATAATTACCTTTTTTAATCATCATCATGACAGCTGATTTTTCAGCACTTGTGACAATATACTCAGAAACTTTATCTTTAAATGCTTTTGACACCCCTTTATAAGCAAATAATTTTGCCACTAATTCAGGCGTTAAAATTTTCTGAACTTTCTTTTCTTCTTTATTGTCAAAGTCTAACTCTTCACGAGTATCAGCGTCTTCAATATATAGTGTTGCATGAGAGCCAACGCCATCAATTCCAGTAAAAAGCATATTCCCGTTCTGCACCTGCGAGATTACTTCTCCACGAGATAAACGAGTAGTACCATTTGGTGTGATTGTTACATCTCCTGTGGATTCAATTCTCTGAAATCCTGTTGTCCAATTGGCAAGGCTGCGTACTGTAATTTTTGTTTCCATGCTTAACTCTTTTACAACTTCTGTGTTTTCCATCTCTTTCAATTATTTATCCTTTCACAACTAATTATCATTTACTTGAATTTGTATTTTACAGAATTATACAATTCAATCTTTTCATCTAAATCTTTCGACTTTTGGAATGTCCAATAACGCACACCAGTATTTTTGTTGATGTTAGAAGAAATATAACTTTCGCCTAACCCCATTAAAAAATAGTGTAGTTTTTTGGAATAGCAAAAGTAAATATCGTTCATGGTCTATGTCCTCTATTTAACTAATTAATTGCAAAGATATACAGAATTACCATATATCTTTGCAAATAAAAAAGACCCATAAGGTCTACATTTCTTCAACTATTTACGAATTCTAGTAAGTACCAAGTTCTGTTGACAGTTTCGTGTCTCCAAGTAAACCAATCATATATTCTCTTCCTGGAGCAACTAAAGCACCAACTTCAAGGTCATATCTTGTGATTAACTGACCTGTTGATACGTCTGTTCCAGAAATAGATGTTAATCCACCTCTTGTTACTGTATAGATTGGAGACTGTCCACCAGCAGGAATTACATATCCAAGTCCCTGTGGTAATACTGTCTGGAAGTCTGTTCCAGCTGCATTCATCAGAGAAGTATCATATGGGTTTGGTAATTCAGAAACAACTGCACCATTGTACATTCCCATTAATCCTGTATCGTGGATTTCTTTCATAACGGCTTCAGAGATACCTGTAACAGCAGGTGTTGTTCCCTGATATCCTGCGAATGCATTAAGCTGAGAAACTAAAGCATAATCACCAGTGATAGTTAGTTTTCCAAAACGTCTTACAGGCGTGATAACTCCATCAACACCAGTTTTTGTTAATCCGTCTCCCTCGAAGAAGTATTTAACTCCATCTGCATGTTTGATTGCTTTGTAGATTGTTTCTACAACATAAGCAGCAGCTTTGTTTCTGATCTGAATAGCGATCTGATTCTTTAACTCGTTTTCATCGCTCATGTCACCAATAGCAGCTTTTCTATAATCTACTGCATAACCAGCAGAAATAGCTACTGTAGCGATAGGTGTTCTTTTCTTTCTGATTACTGGGAAGTTAACATCCTGACCTAAAGCCTGTTTGTTTGCTGGGTTTCCAACAAATTCTGGGATTTCAACTTCGCAAGAATCGTTATATCCGATTGCTTTGTAATTTCCATAGATGCTTAATAATTTAGCTTCCTGAAGAATCTGAGGTTCCATTGAGAAACGTCTGATTTCATTTAATTCAGAAACTGCTGATAAATCACCAGCGGAAGCTTTGCTATTTAACTCTTTAATATAGTTAGCAGCCTGATCTGCTTTTTTTCCGAAACGTGCTAAGTCTTTTCCATCTCTCATTGCAGAGAAAATTTCTACTACAGGAGATTTTGTAGACACACGACCGCTCGCAAAGTTTGCATCCTTACGTTCGTTGTTTAATTCAAATGTATACATTTATACTATCCTCCTTTTTAAATTAACTATTTTGATACTGACTGTGTAGCTGGAGCAGAAGCAGCAACTCTTACAACAATACCTTTGTGATTTCCAATGATTTCAGTTACTTCTACATATGGTGCAGCAGTAGCTCCCTTAACAAGATCACCTGTTGCTGTAGATTTTAACTTATCACCTTTAGCTACCCCAGCAGGAATCTGTTTTCCATAAATTTCAAGTTCCTTCCCGTCTAATTTATCAAGATCTAAAACTCTTAAATCTGATCCTTTTGCGATAAAGTATTTATCTAAGCCTTCATCGTCACCAACTTCAACATTCATTACTACCTGTTTAGCATTAGCGGCTAAAGCGAATGTACCTTCTGTTACTGTTCCAAAATCGCCATTATAAACATCTGTTCCTGCAACGGCTTTTACATATGGATATAATTTCTCGATTTCAGAGATATTACGGAATTTAATCATTTTTATCTATCCTCCTTATTAAAAAATACTTACATCTTCGTCATTATCGTCAACTTCGATAGATTCACATACTTCAGAAAAAATATCTTCAACTTTTGCTGAATTTGTTTCTGCTGTAGGCTCTGTGGCAGATGCCTGCTTCTCGGCTGCTTTCTGCTGTGCTACAATATTCATGCAAATCTTAGATTTGATAGAATTAACCTCTGCCACGACTTCATTTAATTCATCTACATTTTCGCAAGAATTGATATTTTCTTTTAACTTTTCAATATCTTCTTTTGCGACAGCTTTTTCGTCTTCATTGAATTCACTTAAAGATTCATCAACTTCACTTAATTTTTCAGCAATTTTTGCTTTTGCAATCTCTGCTTTTAAGATATCGATCTGTTCCCATGCAGTTTCTTGTTCTGTTTTTACATCCTTAAGAGCTTTTTCTAACTGTTCAACAGTTGCATTAAGCTCTGTGATTTTTTCATCTTTTTCTGCAATAACAGATTCTTTTTCTTCAATAACAGAGTTCTGTTCAGAAATTTTTTCTGTTAATTCTGTTTCTTTAGAATTGAGTTCAGAGATTGTTTCTTTGATAGCAGAAGTGATTTCTTTCATATCAATTGTTCCGTCCATTTTCTGTTTGTCCTCCTTGTTTTGATTTTCGTTTAATTCCAATACAATAGAAGAGGTATCAGCTGGGTTCATTACCATATCCCAGCCAGAGTGAATGAATTCCACAGGAATTCTCCCTGTTTCTCTCCATCCATTCATATAAACAATTCCTGTGTTACCTTTTGCTTTAAAGATTTCTACACTACCTTCTACAGCAACACCGTTATTAAGATCCTCTTCGAGATTTGCAACGAATTCTGGATAGCACATTTCATCAAGATATCCTTCGCCACAAACACATCTCTTGGTTTCACCTTCATAATCAATGTCGTCAATATAGCCTTTTGTAAAATGACCAACAACACTTGCATTTCTAAATGTTATTAAGCCATCTTCGTTAACACCTGTTTCTCCATGCCCACAGATTATTGTTCTGTTTTCATCTAAAAATTCAACACGAACACTCATGTCTGTGATACTGCCGAGCTGTGGCGCACAATATTCCTCTAAAAAGGTAATTCCATTTTTGTTGTATTTTGTTCCGATACCATTTTCTACTGATTCAGGAGGCTGTAATTCGTACAATACGGCTTTAAATGGTCTGCGCCCATTTTTGTATTTCTTTTCAGATAACTCTACGATTGCCATGTTGTATCCTCCTTTAAAAAAGTTTTGTATAACAAAAAAGCCGATTAAATAAAATCGACCTTTCATTATTGATATTTATTTAGAGTCACTTGGACTTGGGATATTGTTCCCATTATTATTTCTACTTCGAATTGTATTTTCTGTAGGGTTGTCCGTAGTTGGACGACCGCCTTGATCATTTGTATTATTTGAAGAATTTGTATAGGCTGTCATATGAGGTAAATATTTTTGATATATACCATCTTCAATTTCTTCATCTAACACATTAAAATATGCTTCTGGATTTATTCCTGCACTAGCGACAAGATAAGATAAGGAACCGCTTGCCTCTGAATATAATGTTTTACACATATCAAAGAATGCTTTGCGGTTTACAAAAGAAGTAGGGAAGTAGTAAACTTCCACTGGATTGTTTTGATCTTTAATGACATTTTTGTTAATAACATAATTTAATTCTTTTTGCCATTCATAAACCCATGTATATACTTGGGCTGTAATCATTTCGAGGTTATTCGCTCCAGCTCCAAAATTACCTGATTCCATTGCTCCAAGTAAAGAAGCACAAATACCTAGATCCAAAGAGATTTGATTACTAAGATTTGATTCATTTTTATCATTAAAAATATCTGTAGAAACATCTAAAGAATTGATTTTTGTTCCTGCGGCAACGCTAAAGAAACTTAGCCCACCTTTATTATTTTTGTTAACTACAGCGGTTTTAACGTCATTATGTTGAGCTTGCTGTTGCTTTTTGGTTAAAGCGCAAAGTCCTTTTTCTTTTCCTTCTGGGAATGTCTGGTAGACAACTTTATTGTTCAATTCATCCAAAACATTTCGTTTTGTGTCTGTAAAATAGTCTTTATATAATACATCTTCAAGCGCAGCAATAACCAGTGATCTTCCCCAAGGTTCTGAATCTTTACACTTGATTTTTCTGCACATTGTTTTATCCGAATTTAATATTAACCAATTGCCGTTTATGCCATTATTTTTCTTGCGATCGTGATATCCTTTTCTGATTTCTTCTGGATACTTTTTTAGCTTTCTTTCTAAAGTATCATCTGCAAAATCATCAAAATATCTCAAGTCAAAACCAACAACAAATCGCCCGTTTTTCTTACCAACAATTTTACAATACTGCCAGGGCAAAGAAATGATAGAGACGTTGACACCAATGTCATTGATTTCCATAATACGTTCAACATCAAAATCATTCATATATTTTGTGTTATCAATGTCGGATGGTCTTACTTTAGTTTCAAAATAAAAAAATGCAATTCCGTCTAACATCTCAGTATGTAATGCATCTCTGATAAAATGCTTATCGTCAATTGTCTCAAGAGTAGAGCGCATTAAGCGTTTATTATTTTTCGCTTTGTTGTTGTTTTTCTTTTTTGCTTTTGATTTATTGATTAATATACTATCCAAACATGGCAACGCAACCATATAGTCAATAGAGTTTGCAACAACTCCGTTTTTTGTATACACAAAATTTGATAACTTAATGGCGGTTTCATGGTTCTCAATTGGATTTCTCAAAACATTCGATATATCTTTTTTGTTAAAATAATCATAAACACCACACTGAAAAATAGCATTAAATATATCATTTGCTGTATATTGATAACTGTTGTATTCATATGTAGTGTCTTGTTTTACATTTTCTTCCATCATACCTCCTTCCATTAATTGATAAATGTTGCGTATCCGTATTCTTCATCTGTAGTTGCCATATCTAATTCCAGCTGGTCTATAAAATATGATCCGTAGCTACATGAAGAATATCTATCTTTTCGGTTGTTTCCACGTTCCTTAATTCGGATACCACCTGTAGTTAATTTTTCATATTGTAATTCTGCACATTCGCTTACAAGTGCCTGAGTTTCCAAGAATGGTCGCTCAAAATCAAACACATCATCAACTTCTATAGCCTGTCTGTATTCCTTATTTTTAGAAAGAATTTCTTCTTTTGCAGTTTCAAAGTTAACAAGGAAATCAATTTTTCCTTCAACCAAATTCTTTCTGAAATTCATCGCAATATCACTATTCAGATTTTGTGTACCATTGATGGCATAAACGCATGGTTTTGCGTCTGGATCTTGGCACAATCTACCGTATTCATCATTGTTCATACATTTTAATGGTGCATATTCAACACTACGGTCTTCATCGTATAGAACTTTTTGTAAAGAATACAAAATTTGCAAACCTCCGTTGCGCACATCAATTACTATATAATCAGCGTTAAAATCTTCATATAATTGACGTATCCTAATTGCCTGTTTTGTTGTGTCGCCTATCTGGTTTGATTCTATATAAGGGAATTGTCTACGATATCCTTGTTCCATTTGCTTATCGCCATACGTCATTGTTTCTGGAATAGCACGAATACAAGAATAAACTGAATTGTCGTTCTGAGAACCTGCTACGAATGCAATATCGCCTGCGACAACTCTTATTTCATTATCACGTTTAGGAATTGCATAGCGGTTTTTCTTATTGATTTGAACATCCAAATTATTTCTTGGATAAAAGACTTGTTTTGAAATTTGCCGATTCATCAGCATAGAATATGTAAAATATGCAGAATCAGATTCCTTGATTCTAAGATTTAAGAACTCTACCTTCCAACTGGTAGGATCTTGTTTTTTCTTTTCTTTGATCAACTGTTGTTTTGTTTTAAATCCATGTTTTAGACATATACTTTCATCAAATGCTAAAAGCATACCTTTTCCGTGTTTCAGCATTAATTCATAGTTCATGTCTACAATTGTCCACATCCAATGTGTAGGGTCTTGCCAAGATGAGCTAATATAGATATCAACAGGGTCTTCTTGTAAGATTTTCGCTAAAACTGGATTATCTTTATATTGCGGAAGTTGTATATAACCTGGCTGACGTACCATCTGAAATGGGGAAATGACATTATCTTCAATATTTTTCTTGATCTGCCTAAACTCTTCCCTAATAGCAACATTTGAACGAATACCACGGGCGTTATCATTTGCTGTAAACACTTTAATTGTAGATCCGTTATGAAATTTTACAACAACGTCTTGTCCATTAGTCTTAACATATTCAATTTCTGCTCTTAAAACAGCCGATTTTACCATTAATTCGCCTTGAATTTTTTCGGTAATAATCAATTTACTCTGTCCACGAGTAGCAGAACCAATAACAACTTTTGATCCTGGATAAAGAATAGCTCTAGAACATGCATATAGGGCAATTAAGAATGATTTTGCATCATTACGTGCTGCAACAATACAAATTGAGTTAGAAACACCCATATAATATAGTGCCAATTGTTGATATGTATATATTGGAATTTCTAAGTAATCTTGCACAAATCTGTGTAAATTTTTCCTAAAAAACGTACACCATGCCAATGTATGCATAACATTTGTTGGATTGCTTAAATAATGCGTAGATGGGAATTTTTTATACAAATCCTTTTGATATTTATCGGCAGGGAACTGTTCAATCATTTTACTAAGACGTTTGGCAGCTGTTTTTTTACTTACTTGTTTATTCATCGTCTAAATCCTCGTCATCAGGAATGAAATATTCCTTATCTCGATCAGAAGATCCATATTGTAAATTTCTTAATGGACGTAGCATAAATCTGTCCACATAGTCTGCCAAATCATCATAATCTTCATATAATGGTTTATCTTTATAAAATTCTTCAGGCGTATATTTTGATATAGTAGCCAATGTTACTCCAAGAGTGGTGTTCTGACTTTCATCTTTTTCTTCGACTGTTTTGAGACCTGCGTCGTTGAATGTTTTAGAATACTGACTACTAAGGTCAATATATTTTTTTGAATCACCTGCCTGTAGAGCACGTATTTGTAGCATGTATAAATTACATAACGATTTTACGAAGATTTCTTGATTCTGGTCAATGTTTGGATTGTTGTCTTTTAGCATATTATAATGCTCGTCAAGATTTTTATAATCCGCCTGTGTAAATCCAGCGCCCCATCTTTTAGTAGCTGAACCAGAAATAGATATACTATCATCATTTACGGCTTGTTCTGCACTCATAACATGATCATATCCATCTTCGTAAAATTTCGTCTTCATTCCATCAAGATATGTATTACCAACCTTTGTTGTTTGATGAAGATTACGCTTTGAAAGATATTGTGAAAATGTGATTGGTTGATTTTCAACCTTTGCATTTTTGTATGCATCAACATGAAACACTACATCAAATTGTTGACACACATGCTTAATTGCGTGGACTTCATTTCCATTGTAGTAATTGATCAACTTCTGTAGATATAAGTCCATACAATCATTACAGATGTTGATATATCCATCATTACTCTGGTATAAAGGAGAAGGAGATTTAGCAAAATGGTTTCTTTGATTATCCCAACTCTTACCACAACATGTGCATTTGTATTTTTTATCTACTTTAGTAGATCGCCTTGGCATCTCAAATTGTACGTCTCTATTGATGTACATTGGGGATTTTACCAATTCTTCTGGCGTTAATTCTCTTGCCATAAGTCCCTCCTTTCCTTATATAATAGAAGAGCAGTAGATGATATCGTTCATCTACTGCATATAGTTCGTAATATTAGAATCTCCAAAGGTCCTTTAACAGATACTCGAAAGGCAACATAGTTGGCAAGACCTCAAAATGTTTATCTTCCATAATTCTAGCAACGATATCTAAGTCAGATACATCTTCTTTGCTGATCGGAATATTGTCTTCATCATCATATCCAAAAAGCCAGATATCAGAATCAGAGTAGAAGTTCAACACAAAATCTACAATATCCTGAGTAACCTCTTCTTGATATAAATAAATGGAACTTCCCTGCAAAGAATCATTATATTTTTCATATAAGAAAACTCTCAGACTTCCATCATCAAACATTTCAAGACAATATGTGGCATCGTCTTTTTCCATATTAATCTTATGTGGAGTATAGTCAAGTTCTGACATTGCAATGGATAACATATAACGAATTGTCTCAGCGCTTGCAATGATGTCTACACAATTATCTCCATCGACCAACTGATCGTTAACTGTAAATAAAAGCTCAATTTGGTCTTCGAAATCTGTAATATTCAGATCCTCATATTTGTTATATTTATCTGTATAAGAAATAACAATCACTCCAATCTTATTTGTTTACCGCATCTTTTAATGAAGCAGAAATTTTGAATTTTGGAGCTTTCTTAGCAGGAACATTGATTGTTTCGCCTGTTCTTGGATTTCTTGCAACATGAGCTGGTTTATCTTCAACAGTAAATGTTCCAAGCCCCATTAAGCGAACACCTTCTCCAGACACAATAGCTTCAACGATGCATTCAACAACTCTATCTAATTCTTCTTTTGCCTCGATCTGAGTTACTTTGCGTCCTTCTGTTGCTGTTTTCTTTGTTACAATACTTTTAATTAAATCTTTTGATGTTGTCATAGTTTAATTCTCCTTTTTTAATTAATGTTTTATTTTTGACTAATTTCTACAGCTACTCACTTTTGAGTACCCGTAAATATTTATAGAAATGGAGCAGAAGAAGTAATATCCTCTGCTCATAATAAGCAGTCTATCCGACCTGTTTTGAGAGATTGATCCTAAAAAAATGACTGCCGAATTGCTAATTTAACTGTATCTTGAATGATGCTGTATGTCCTTCACGTTCTGTAAACTCAAATAACTTGCAAGCACTCTTTGACCCTTTAAAAATACTGTCTGCATAAGGATCACTACCTACAAAGCTTGGACACACTAAAATTTCTTTATCGCATGTGATACCTTCACTTAGAGATTTTTCAAGCATTCCGTGGTAATGACCAACCAATAAAAAATCAATATCTTCGTTATAGATAGACTCCATATTTTGAATGGCGCTATCAATTCCTCTTAAAGTATGTCCATGCATTGCAACCATATTAAAGCAAGCGACAGGAATGTGAATACAATCAGATTCCAGATCAAGATGTACTTCAACACGATCATTGTTTGCCAAACATTCATTGATATAATTTCCAATAATATATTCAAAGTCTTCCGCACATAATTCAGAAGCTCTTGTTCCTATAGGTCGTGTTTGGCTGTGGTTGCTTCGACCTACGCAATAATATTCAATTTCAACATATTTAGATAATTCATTTAAGAAATGTGAAATGATTTTTGAGATATCAACAACTGCCTTAACAACGGCAGAGTCGTTGAGCTTAACGTCAGTAAGACGTAAGATGCCTTGAATATCATCACCTAATGTGACGACTTTGAGTTTAGAAATGCCAAGCCTATGTATCAGCACAATGGTCTTAGATAATAATTTTTGAAATCTTTCAATGCAAATTTCTGGAGAGTATTCGTTGTTAACACTCTTAAATACTGCATTATAATGAATATCTGCAATAGAAAGCACATATCCTTTAGATTTATCTTCAACTCTCAGAGGTTTGAAGTCTGGGTTTGGTAGCATCTGAATTGCTTCAGCCACATATTCATTGAACAGCTCAAAACGACTTTCTTGGCGAGAAATACGATTTCTCTCTAAATTAACTGTCTGTAATTTCTGTCGTTCCTTACGAATTTTTTCATATAATAACTGATCTTCAGATTTTTCATCGTTACCAGATTTTTGCTTGCTGCGAAAATAAGCATCTCTGAATCTACCACCAAATGGAGTAGAAGAGGACTTGCGAATTGTATCGCTTGCACATTGTACATGATGTTTTTCTTTAATTTCCTGCCAGTCGATATCAACTACACCATCAAGTTTTGAATCAATATCTGCACAGACAGCTTCATATGTTTCTGGAGTTAATCCGATTTTTGCTAATTCTTGTTCAAAATTAATACTGATAAATCTTCACTCCAATCTATTCTTCGTCAGAAGGTACGTTTAATTCCAGATCTTCATCAGTCTTTTCTTTCATCTGGAATTCACCATATTTTCCATCAAAGTCTTTTAATAAATCTTTGAAAGATACATTTCCTTCTTCTGTTTCAATAACTCCTTTTTCAATGTCTACATAACCTGCCGCCTTAACTGTGACAGTAGTAGATTTTTTATAAGATGAAGCTTTTGCCATATCCATTCTCCTTTTCTCTGTTAAATTATTTTTATGGTTTACAATTATTTTTTTAAAAACCTATATACACTTGATATAAAATGTGATATAGTGTAATTAGTGGAAATTTAAACATTTTTATAAATAAAAATTAAATGATTTTGTCTACGATTCCAAGACGAAGCATTTTATCTCTATAATGAAATTTTCAAACTTGAATTTGCAATAATAACTCGTGTACTTTTGCATTTCTTTTCAAGTTCAGAAGTTAATTTCTCTTTTAATGTTAACTTTGCTTTTTCTGATCCATGATGTAATACAATTCGATTTGTGTTAATAGAAGAGTAGTAATCAAGAAGCTGATAGAATGGAGCATGTCCACTAAGAGATTTTAGTGAGAAACTTGCACATCTACAAGTATATTGTTTATTATCTATAGAGATAGATTTAACGTTTTTGTCTTTAAGTAATGCAGCTAAACTTCCTGGCGTACTGAATCCTACAAATAGAACAGTAGCATTAGGATTTGGAACTGCCTTTTTCAAATGGTGTCTAATTCTACCATTATTACACATCCCAGATGTAGATAATATTACACATGGTTCATTACTATGTACCAGTGCTTTACTGGATTCTGCATCACGCACAAACACCAAGTTATCCCAATTTAGGACTTCATCAAACAATTCTAACTCATCGCCAGATAAGATTTTTCGATATTCATTGAAAATATCAATCCCTAACGGTGTATCAATGTATACTTTATAAGGAAAATCATAGTCTTTCATGACCTGATAAATCATTGTTGTGAGAAATTGAAGTCTATGATTTGCGAAAGTTGGTATAATGACTTGTCCATGCATTTCGCATACCTGTTGTGTGATAATAGAAAATAATTTTTCGATATCATTATTTCTTTCTTTTTGTCCAGTTTTTAAATCTGGGCGATCGCCATAAGTTGATTCCCCGATAACAAGATCTGCATGATCAATAGGAGTAAACTTATTGACATAATAATTATGTACTTTAGAATTTCCAATATCTCCTGTGAACAGTAATGTCTTTTCAATATTGTTCTGTTTGAGATACAATAAAATTTGCACACTACCAAGCAAATGTCCGTTTGGAATAAGCATAAATGACAAAGTATCATCAATAACAATCTTTTCCATCACAGGATATTCAGAAACATAATTCATTGTATGTTCTACATCTTCAATAGTATACAATGGATCATAATTCTTCCCATGTTGATTGTTAATTAATTCTATATCTCTTTCAATGATATACGCAGAATCTTCAGCCATTCGATGCATAATTCGAGAATTATCTTGTGCGACAATCATTTTTGCAGAACATCCCTCTTTATATAATCTTGGGCTTAAAAATACGTGATCCGCATGGAGATGAGAAATAAAGATATAATCAATATCTTTTGGCTTAAATTCTTTGAATCTTCTCTTATTTACAAGAAAATCATCGTATTTACTATTTGACTGATGTAAACCAGCGTCAATCAAAATGTTGTGAGTATCTGTTTTTACATAAACCATAGAACCAGTAACATCCATGGCAGCAGGTTCATCTACAAATGATACTCTAATATTGTTTTGTTTTTTCTTCATAGAGAACACCTATCTTTCTCTATACTTTTTCAAAGCCTTCATTACGCTTCTTTTCTCACTTGCATAGTAAGTGGGATGTCCAGAATACGTCTGATGAATATCAGTTTTATCCTTGAATCCTTTTGAGCGAAGATAGAAAGCTTCATTTTTGGTGATCTTAATTATAGAAGATCCCTCCATTTCTTAAAATATTTCCAGTGATGCTTGACGCTGCACATATCAGTCGTCGTACATATTTACTGGATAAGAAAGCCTCAGACTGGATTTGAACCAGCTGTCCTTCAGGTCATGTCCTGTGCCTTTACCTGACTTAATGCTACCGAGGCATAATGGCTTGGAACGGATTTGAACCGCTTCACAATATTAAAAGTATTGCGTTCTACCAATGAACTACCAAGCCAGAAAGGAGTGGCAGACGAATATTAATCCATCTGCCTGTACTAACAATGAAAAAATCTTTGTTGAAAAAAGAACTGACCACCAAACAGCTCTTTGATTGCACAGGTAGGATTTGAACCTACGATCCCCTGAACCCAAATCAGGTGCGATAGCCAAACTACGCCACTGCGCAATGTTGGTAAGGACATTTACGTCCCTACCAATGAAAGATACTATATGAAAAATAAAATGAAACCTAGAAAAATAGCAGAAGGTGGATTTGAACCACCAATCTTCAGGGCATGAACCTGACGAGATAACCAAACTTCTCCATTCTGCAAACAGAGATATCAAGATTCGAACTTGAAATGACAGGATCAAAACCTGTTGTGTTGCCAATTACACCATATCCCTAAAATAGTATTTTAATTAGCAGACCTTCGCCTTACAGTCATTGATAAAATAGTTTATTCTGCAACGTAGTGAACAAAACTGAGCTTCGAGGAGCGACCTCTAACTTTTTGCCCAAGTCATAAAGACCAAATTCTACGGTGTGATCAATACATACAACGCCAACCCACCATTCAGTTTTTTAATTTTCAAATACCTTTATTTTCTATTATTTGGAATTAAAACATACTAACTGACTTGAGCGACGTACCAGCGACTTTTCTTATACACTGCCTTTTTAACAGCTTCACATCAAACAGGATTAGTGGCTTTCCAGCTTTTACATAGTTGCCACACTATGCATTGAACTGGATTCTTCTCATCTGAGCGTCTATTGTTCCTGCGAAAAGTTCTGTGCGTTAACCAGATTATAATGCTGCACAACATCCACTTGCTTGAGAGTTTCTCTCTAGTCCGTATTGAATCACTCCAACACAGAAAGAACTATATAAAACGTATCCGTAGTATATATTTCTCCAATTCGACATATGCGCCTAGAATATTTCTCGGAGTCATGGCATTGACTTTTATAACCGAGGTGATAATCAAAATACTAGTTCCTATGGTTGGAATTGCACCAACGACTTTCATCTAATGACCTTTGATTGTGATGATCCTCTACTGACTGAGGTACATAGGAAAACTGACTAGATAGGACTCGGACCTACAACCCTACGGTTAACAGCCGTATGCTCTACCATTGAGCTACTAGTCAATAATTGACATGACAGGAATCGAACCTGCAACACCAACGTCCGTAGCGTTGTGCTCTGTCCAATTGAGCTACATGTCAATACAACATTTACCGTATCTCATACGTACACACTGACGACACAGTATAATGTTAAAAATTTAAAGATTTCGTGTGTAAGAAAATCTTTATCAAGGTGAATTGAAGTGATGAACTTCATCAGAATATTAGAAGAGGTGCACGTTACCAATATTCCCTAGCCATCATGGCATTCGCATATTTGTTGATCTGCGCATCGTATGCATTTCAGATCTAATCGTCCATGTTGAGGGAATCGAACCCACTCGTGACCGAAGCCATCTGATTTACAGTCAGATCCGCCTCCTTAGCGGGATAAACACGGATATTAGCCCACAAGCCCGAAGGACATTGTAGGACAAACTAACGCTGCGACTCAAACTCGAACTGAGACATCGTATCACTTTTCTGTATTTGTGTTGTTTTTGATGTTTTTGATATCGAAATCAACACAAATTTTAGTGAGTGAAAAATTCCTCACTTTTGGTATACCTATCAGATAGATAAGCGAAATATAAAATTTCCAGAATATACCATATACTTAATAGTGTAAATTTGTAGATCACTCTATAAAAAGACACACATTCTTTGTGCGATCAAAACACCTTGGATTAGAGTATCGCAAGTTTCTACACGAGATCCACCTTGTACTTCGGCACCACTCTTTCAACGATTTGTGTTTTCTTTTATCAGCTAATAGCCTAAATCCACCGATCTTAGTCGGATCACTTCATTTCTTGTTTGGCACGCAAGGTGCAATGTTTTATAATATGGTAAATTACCATACACTTTCATCATTATCTGAATTCAAAGACTCATATTTTTCTAATAATCTGTCAAGATATTCATCAGCAATTTCTTGCATTTTAGTGAAATAACCAACAACATCCATTATGAATTTTGGTGGGAATCCGTGATCTCTTGTGTAAATTGATTTTGATTGCTCAATGTAAATCGTCTTTCCAATCTCTGTCAGGATCAGATGATATAGTGTTCTGCGCTCAATATCCATAAGATCACATAATTTTCTTATACGCTTTCTGTTTTTAAGATACCAAGTATTCGTTGCTTTTGGCAATTCGATATCACTTGTTGGCTGAACAATAATAGAAGAAGTTGCACTTGGTTGAGCTGTCACTACTGTATATGTACCAGTTTTTCGAAGAGATGGTAACACTTCGGATGTAACCCATCTTTTTAAATTTCTTAGTGTTTGGCATCTTACTTGAAAGAATAAGACTATAAAATCCAGATCCGTTAATAAATATCACATCTCGATTTTGACCTGACAGAACGATTCGTTCGGTCAGCTTATCATCATTATCGACATGATCTCTAATAGCTTTTGCAGTGTTTGTATAATTAAGAATTGTTGCAATATCTTTACCAATAAACCAAGGTTCACCTTTGATCATATAAGTTCTTACATTTCCAAATTCTTCGTTGTTGAATGTTGTAATAGCTGTCGTATTCATAATTATTTTCTCCATTTAATATAATGTACAGATGGCATTTCGCCACCTGCCAGAATAATAAATGGAGGCTCGGTAATTATCCGAGAAAATGTCCATTGTCGGTAGACACTACCTTATGTGTCCGTGAGTTACCGACGAATAATTTGCGTATACATTAAAAGGCGTCCAACACATTTGAAATCAGAGTCATATTACTCCTGTAAATTCTATGGTAAATGTCTATACGCAAGCTCCAAACATACGAGCTTTATACCTCTGTGTTTTGCATGGCGTCCCATGCTCACCAAAATATCTTCATTAATGCCCTATAGGCGATGTTTCTTACGTGTGATAAAATTAGCTTTTTGTTACTTTACCACATATACTTTACGGTACTTTTTGCCGAATCTCTTGACCCGTGAGTGAGAAGAGAAGTACAGGTCGATATGCTTTCCTCTTACGCCCCCGCCAACATCCTGTGCGATATACCAGTGTCCATTGATTCTGACCTTAGTACCTAATTTAATTTTTCTCCTATCAACAGAAATAGTTCTGCCTTGTTTTGCTCTGCGACCAGAAGCGGTACGATTTCCCCACTTACCAGAACAACTACGACAACCGCAGTATGCAGTAATCTTATATGTTCCCAAGCATTTAACTTTTTTATTTTTCGCAGAAACAGCAGTAGAAGTGGTAAATCCTCCAACTGCCAGTAGCATTGCCATAACTAATGTGATAATTGAAATTTTCTTTTTCATGATTTCTCCTTTGGTTGCTTTTCAGTTTCCTCTGGAGGTCTATTATATATTAATAGAACAGTTGCAAGTCTCGGATACCATCTCTGATTTTTGTTTTTGATTACATAGACCTCGGAACTCACGGTGTGAAATTTCTTTAGCTGCAAGCAGCGTGAGCATTTGTACAAAGTACAAATTGGTATTTTGAGAGTTTATCTGTTCTGATTAATCTTTCTTCCTATAGTTCCACTTAATGAAATCCTCGAACACCGCATAAACACTGGGCTTAAGAGGTGCTCGAAAATAAAAAGTCGACGATTTTTGCTTTTTTTTTACTAAAAATCTTTTTTAAATTCTATATTGTACAATAATACATCACATGTCTCATTATCAGATACTTGACATAATTTAATATTCGTAATGGTATTTGGGTTGTTTTTTTTATATAAATTGATTAAGTTCGAATAATAAAATAAAAATTCAAACAAATATTTTTTTGCCGTAGTCTTATCACGGTCAATATAACGTATTAAACAATATAAAGTATGTGGATTGATTTTGTATTTTAACAATGTTCGATATACGTTATTTTTTTCATTTACAAACAATGTGTGCTTTGCGCTGTATGAATAAGTATACTTATCTAATTCTATAATCTTTACTAATGTATCAAGTAAATTTTCTAAAATTTGTATAACGTTTTTTACTTGATCGTATTTAACAAGTTTTTTATTGAAATTTTTAGGTTTGAATAAATCAGATAATACCACCTTTTTTCTTTGCCGTCTTGCTGGACTAAAATCATCAATTGTTTCTTCGAGATAATCCATAGTGGTCTTGCATGTTTTATAAATTACGTTCTTTTTGTCCTCGTAGCCTTTTATTTGAGAAATTACACCAAGAAAATGAGCTTGTTGCTTTAATCCAGTTTCTTTATCTAATTTAATGTGCCTATTTTGAATACGCTTAATTTCGGCTTTGGAATCAATTTCAAATTCTTTTTTTGCTTTATCAATTTCAATACAAGACATAACATCCAACTGGCAAATATCAAAATACAGTCTTCGAAAAACAGTGTCAGTATCATATAATTCTTGAATACTTTTTTCACTATTGTTGGCTTTATCCCACAGCTGGCTATTTAATTGTTGTGATAGATTAATAATTTCTCCAATCAAATTATTACTTGTACGAATGTCAAGGTCTGCTTGATCTTCTGGTGTAAAATATCGTTTAGCTTTTCTTGCATGAACATTTGATGTTGGAACTTTGAATACAGAATAATTTTTTTTGGCTGCATTCAACAAAATCTGATCATCTGTGATCAACATTTGATCTGAATCAAAATCGCATCCGCTTAACCGTTCTAAAATATTATCGTTAATTGAATTTAAGCAAACAATTTCATCAGTTAGATTAAAATAGGTATCAATTTCATTAACACGAGTATTCTTTGCCACAAGAATATTGCCAATTGTGACATGTGGACTTCTACAACACAACAATTCCTGATCGTTTAAAAATCTAGTATTATATATTTCTCCTTTGTTTAAAGTCGAAATAGTTGGATTAAATTCACCGATAGAAGATTTCAACATTTCGATCGGATTTCCAAATAATACAGAATAATTACCATTGACGAGTACATGCCCCTTTTTTAAATTTTTACGGTATGCCTTTATCAACGATCTTTTGAAATTCAAAAATATTTCCGTACGTTCAAAATCTGGGCATATACTTAACATAGTATAAATAATGTCGTTCATATTTTTTGGATTTTCATCTTTCAATGCCTGACATTTAATATGATATTTAAAGACATCAATATCAGTGTTAAGTTTATTCATATAATCAAAAGATGGTTGTAAAAATTCTTCTACGTCATTTTTTGATAGTTGTAATGTATTTAATAATTGATAATGACACTGAACCATTTTCCCGTCAAAAAAATGCGTTTTTTTCTCATGTTTCACAACACCGAACATACTTGGCAAATTGTTTAGCCATTGCTCAATTGATCCAAATTTTAGATATTTGACGCTATTTGGAGTTGTGATCATTTTAATTTGAGATACATCAGTTGCAAGTGTAAAACCATTCAGTTGTGAAATATCCGTAATATCGTTATCTTCAAACCATTTTTGAATATTTGTATTAAAGCAACATGATTTAAAAAATTTATTTCTTAAAAGAAGCATTCCGTAACAGGAATATTTCTCCATAACAGATTTATCAATCAGACTCTGTCCATCCCAAATTGAGTTATGTATCTCAATAGTTTTTTCATTTGTATGAAGCCAACCGTCATCGCCAATCGTTGTCTCAATCACGGTATCATTAAAAACACTTTCATAATCATCAATGATTAAAATTGATTTTGGATCGATTTCAATAACATCAATGATGCTACTTGTCGGAAGGGCAATATATGCTTCAAGGGCTGCGAGATCAATTTCTTCTCCATCTTTTACTTCAAGTCCACACAGTCCCCATTTTTGCATATGTTTTGATAAATTCTTTTCAATAAATAAACACTTTCCAACACGGCTACTTCCTGACGATCTTTTAAATCTTACATAATTTCTACCATCACATTTAAATCCATCTTTATATAAAATATTTCTTAAAGTGGCTACGTCAACAATGGTTTTATTAGTAGATGTTTTTAGAATATACATAATTTTATGAACAAAAGTTTCTTCATCGACTTCTTCTTTATAACAAAATTGTGGAGGCAAATTATCACACATGAGCCTTTTATCTATCCATCGATCTGTCCTGACACCTATAACTTCTCCAGTTGAAGTATCTTTACAAATACAATTTTTGAATTCATTTTTAGATAATTCGTATCCAAATTTCATATATGTATCAACTTTGATTCTGTTAAATTCTTTTACGCTATAGTTAAATGTAACATTTATTACCATATTACTGTATTCTTTAGTATTGTCATGTTCATCGAAAAATGAAAAAACCTTTTTACCAATGCCAAAATTTTTTCCGTTACTGGCAACATAGTTTCTTAATTCAATTAAATCTAAGCTGAAGTCATATGTATTAATATATTTTCTTAAATTCGGTTTGAACCCATGATCCGTCTTTCTTAGAAGAGAGTACCCTTTCGCACTCTCTTCATTCTCAGAAATTTGATGATTTGAAATATACAAATCTTTTGCATCAATGCTTGGGATTTGTAATGGATTAGTGTTAATATTTTTTGTCATTCATAACTCTCCTTTGTATTCTTTTCGATGAATCGGATTGGCATCTCATCAGATGTGTTAATTTTTTCGATTATACAATTTGACAGTTCATTTGCAATGTATTGCTTCCAATTGGTATTAGGTAAAGGTTGTTTCCATTGATATAAAAAAGTATTTGTAATTTTCAATAACCCATCTGGATTAAACAAATTACTAGAAATCAAAGGAATGTCTGCATGAAAAGTCATTTCATTGCTAATATTCTGAATCTGCGTATCAATTTCGTACCATGGTAAATATGGTTTCTGTGTTTTGATATCGTATATACAGTCATGAAGTACATTACGTTTTACTTCAACATGCAAGTAAATCATAAATGGCTCGACCACAATATTTGCTGTCCACAAATTGTTTGCCGATTTATTTAAATAATTCACAAGTTCTTCCAAAATATTATATATATGGTTTTCCATTAGATATAAAAATCTATTTTTGAAAATTTCCCATGCCTCATGAATTGAATCTCTAAATTCTTTAATATCTACAATATGATTTTCTAAACGAATTTTACTTATAATAAATTTTTTGTATGTAAAAGAAATATTCACGCCTCTTGTTGAAAATTCATCAATGTTAAGTTTCAAGGAATGTGATTCGCAATTAAATTTATTTTCATATACACGGAGTGTCTCAACGATATTTTTTACCGAAACAAGCAATTCCTCGTCTTTACTTATGTCTTTTTTTAGTTTTGATAATGATTTCCAAACACCATATCTTTGATCAATATCATCAAGGCGTTGCAGTGCATATTCTATATGTTTTGTAATACGCACACGATCTGTACGAATGATTCTTGCGTCAATTAAGTCAGATGTAATTAACATATGGTCATTATTTTTATCAAAGAAAGATGTCTTTAATGATGCGGTAAAGTTCCAATTAGAAACTCGTATAGTACAAGGAAATTCGAATGTACACTTGATAAATTTACATTTATGATTTTTTAATGTTTGTAAAGTTTCAAAAACTTCGCCATAAAAAACTTTAATCTGAGATAAATATTCAATATCTCTTGAAGATAATTTAATCTTATCTCTTGACGGATTATCATTATCATAATTTTGAAATTTTAAAATTGTTGGGAAGTAGAATGAAGTATCATTTACTTTTATTAATATACTAAGAGATGTTATTAATTGATTTACTTCATTTTGAGTAATAACAACATTAACATCTTGAAACATCTCATCAATCTGATCGGTTATTTTATCTGCTAATTCAATATTTTTATCTTGATGCACAGTTAAAATTGGTATATATTTTGTATTTGCCATTCTATTCATCATCCTCGCTTTCTCCGAAAATCATGTCTGTCATCTGTTCCATTTCAGTTCTTGGTTTTCTGAAAGCGTTTTTATGTAAACTTTCTGCTTTGATCTGGCAATAAATATCTTCCGTAATCATTTCTCTGGTAGCAGCAGAACGACACATTCCTGCGCAAAACAGTACGGCACCGCCAATCAAAATCGTAGATAAAACTATCATTCTACTGCACCTCCACTGTATTTGACTTACCGCTTAGGTAATCGCCTGCATATTCAAGAAGTTTATAGATAGCATCAGCAGATTCAATATGTATATCAAGATCACCAGCTGTTTCAAGCTCAATTACTTTAGCCATCAGAGCCGATCTAAGAGAATATCTCTTTGCTTTAATCTGTAAATCATCTTCAAACTGATGCCAGATTGGGAAATCTCCTGTATCTTTGGCAATCGAAAGTGTTACAGTAAAAGTTTCGTCCTCTTTACCGTTTTCGTCATTGTGCTGTGCAGTGGCTAGAATCTTATGTTTTCGCTCATTTATCGGAACTATAATGGTTGTCCCAAGGCTTTTATAACTGCGCTGTGGACGATTCTTTTTCTTCATTGCCTTCTGTTCTGCATACTTTTCTTTATTAAATTTTCTGGATTTCATTAAAAGTCTCCTTATTTATGTATTTGTTTAGTTTAATGATTAATTTGTGTTTATTATGTATTTCAGTAACTCATTCTTACTGTTCTGGTATAATATTCTTCTCAATCTTTCGCCAATCGTTGGGAAGAGATACCTTAAAATAAATGCCACGAGCATTCCTGCTTTCTCTGACCATTTTGCACATCAACGTGTGCTTGTGAAATCGCAGCAATTCTTTTACCTGATACCATTTAAAACAGTAATCAGTGCCACCTGATCGAATATTGCTTAAGATATCGTTGATAAAAATGCGATAATACTGGTCATGCGTTGGCTCATAGACTACGGCATCTGTTGTACTATCTCTTGCTCGAATACCATCATTTCTTTTTAATCTCTTCTTTGAAGAAGGAGTAGTACGTAGCCTCTGTGCTTCGAGTTTGACTGCGAACTGTTCTTGTGTCATGTTCTCAAATGAGATACGATCAGAAGTAGTCAATAAGTCTTTGAGTTCTGTATTTAATTGTGTTGTCATGAAAATTTGTTAGATCCTTTCGTTATGTATATGATTGTTTAGTTAATTTTTAATTTGTGTTTACTTGATTACTCACAATGCTGCCAACAAAGCGATTAATCAAGGTTTTCTAAATCAGAAGAAGTATTAGTTGCTTTCCCGAATTCTCCGTAAGGTTTTAACTGTAATTTAATTTCTTCGATTTCTTTTTTATAATCGTAATTGGAATCCAAGCGATATTCTTGAGTGCCGTCATATTTATATTTATTTGTAAAAGCAATTCGACTATATACAACTCTATCAGTGCCAGGAAGAGTTTTGAATAATTGCTCATGATAGATAATCCCTGCCTCATCAAGAACCTTAACACATTTTTCAATAGTAGTTCGATGTAATCCAAGTTCCTTTCCGATATCATCATATGTTTTCACATATGTTTCTGGTCTTTTCTTTCTATTCTTTTTCGAATTAAAATCTTCTGAAACTCGCATGATAATATTGTATCTTAGATATGCTAACACGAGTAATACATTCCATATTCTGGTATTATATGGCATTGAATTCGTCTTATGTAATCGGAGCAAGTATAAGAACTCGAAGTTATAAATTATACCGTAATGCTTCTTTTGTAGGAATAAATTTTCTTCAGTGTTTTCATTCGGAACATTATATAATGTGAGCTGCTTAATTGGTGATGCAACTTTTTTAACATAACCTTTGTCTTCAATTAATTTCATAAATTTTTTAACTTGTTCATTGATGCCTGATGAGTTGTAATTCTGTGAAAAGCTCATTTGACGCACGAGTAAGTTTGTATTATAAAGAATCGGTGGTTTTTCTGGATTCCATTTTAACATCATATTGTTTGCTAACGCCATTTGAAATAATATTCTTTTTTCTCCAAACTCTGGATTGTAGATTAGAAAATGTGGAACAACATGAAAGTTCTGTCGTTTTCCTTCGGGTTTAATTTGTTTCATAAATAATTCTCCTTTGCTATTTTGGTTATAACTTGTGTGTGTAGACAAAATCTCAGCATAAGTACAACAGGTGTTGATTTGATAGACATGTCTAAATAGCTAGACAGATAATTTTTAATCGCTCAACCGACAACATTAACTATAAGAGACGTGTTATCTATATAGGACATGTTACCTATACAAAACACGAGAATATAAATATTCTCTACCTATTTTTTGTTTCGGTCGCTGACGCTAACTCAACGAAAAAATTCCGTGTTCGCTAACGCTCATCTCTTTTCTCTTTTGATCTTTCATATGTCTTTTCTTTTTGTCTGTGTTATCTGTCTTAGTAATTGCATTGATCATCTTTTCATTTCTCCTTTCTTTGTTTTGTTCATCATGTAGATCATATATGATAATTGTTTTATATTTTCTTCTTGCAATGTCTGCAATCTTTTTCTTGCTATCTCATTGTAGTACAACCACATATATGATCTTGAAGATCTTGGATATAATATCTCAGAACGATCTTTCCAGTAATCATGAATCTTCATTTCAATTTCTTTTCTGGCATCTGCTAACATATATTCTCTGAAAGAATCCTTACGCAGATTACCATAATTGATTATCTGGCATATCATATCTGGTGTGATACCTGATGGCAAAATCAAAGAAAATTTTGTCTCTTCATTGCAATTACTTGTAAAATCATTTGTATCTTTCATAATATATATCCTTTCTTTCTTCATTTTCTTTTTTAAGCATATTGGTATTTTAACATACTTTTTGCACCTTGTCAACGGGTGCAATAAGGGAAGTTAGTTATATTTTTATCTGGGTAGAATGTAATTTTCTTTATACTGGATTCTGTACATTTAGAAGAGCTTTTCGTGATGAATTTCCATTCTATGTGTAAATTGGTATTGTTGGTAGGGGAGAGGTGTAAAATTGATTTATGATCTCTCAGGTGCATTTTTTCATAGGAAATATCCTTGTACTTTTTCACGTACAATATATACTGGCGCAGATAATGGTCTTTTTAATGTAAAGTGTACCCCCCTATGTGGTATGAGTATGCGACATAGGTCATGTGTGAAATTGCTTAGGGTACATTTTCAATGTTTAGATGAGAAATCGGGTACTAATTTCCATTTTATATGTTCTGGTGATAACTTGTTAGGGTAAGATAGTAGAATTGAAATTTGCTCTCTCAGAGTACATTTTTTTAAGAATATAATGAAGAGATATTTTTGTCTTGGATCTAAGACAGGTTGTGACAGATATCTGATTTGGGAATCTGCTGCATGATGGCAGGCGTTGTTTATCTGGTATAACAGTGAGTGCTACTTATATGTGATTCTCAATGTTTAAAAGAGTATATTCGTCAAATATGGATTTTGTGGTATGTCATGGAGAGTTGTTAGGGTAGACAGGTAAAATGGATTTATGATCTGTAGAGTGCGATTTTTTATAGGGTTGTATGAGAGATAATTTTTTGCATAAAAATAATCCCTGCTTGCAAGGTTAAGTATCTGATTGATAGATTTCTTGTGTTCACTATCTGTCACAAATCTGGTTGATAGTTCAAGGGATTCCATCTTATAAAATGTTTTGCCTTGCGAGGGATTGTTTTTATTGATACATGGAATACATTGAATGTTCTTGTTCAATGCCATATACATGATTATATCATATAAGATACTTTGTTGCAATGAAAGATTGTTAATTGTAAAAAAAATATGCCAAGAAAAATTTCTCTGAGCATAAATTCTGATAATGCATTTGCAGATACATTATCTGGGGTACCAACTTGAATACCTTAATATCATCTCTTTGTGTCTGTTTTGGCATAGATGCCGAGGGTTGCCTAATCCCTCAATGGAAGTATAACATGACTTGCTGCGAAATGGAAGGAGGCATGTTTTGATTGTAAGGTATTTACCTGCGGTAGCAATGTCGAGAAGGAACGCTGACGCTTATCCTGTCTCTCCTAAACTGCGCAATAAATTGCTTGTTTGCTTGAGATAAGAGAGAAGAGGTAATTGTTATAATCGTCGTTTTCTTTAGTGTTTATATAGGGTTTATGCAATTCATGTATTTTTGTGCATATCTTTGTTGTGACCATTCTATATAGGGTGTCGTCAATTTCGTACGCAAAATGGTTAAAATTGTAGTGATTATAAAGAAAAAGTGACGATTATTTTGTGCGATTGATTGTGGAGATAAAATCGCTTTATGTCATGATAGGTCAAATTTATGCATTTTTCTGGGAGTAATTTCGTGCAAAGGTTGAGAGGTAGTTTGCGTAGGGATTTACTGGGATTTGTGAGGGTGCTGATGGTCAAAATCGTGCTTCGAGAAATGCTAAAAATCGTGTTTCGAGAAATTATGTAAAACTGTGTAAAATCTAATATAAAAAATATAAGGAATTACTTAGGTTTTTGAGGGTAAAACTTGCATGAAATGACGCAAAACAAAAACGTGTCGTCGAGAGAATTGGGGAAAATAAAGGGGAAAATGGGGCTGATTTTTTGAAAAAGTGTGATTTTTGAAAGAAGGGGTTCTGAGAGCGTTGAAAAAAGAGTAGTAAAATAAACGATTCGCTCGACGACACCTCCGAAGACATGTTTTCGATTAGCAGAAAGTGTTTATCTAGGAAAGTGTAGGAAATTGCTTTGGAAAGTGTAGATTTTGGGGCAGTGTCGAAAAATTTTTGTTGACACGGTGATTGAACACGTCTGTCTAAAATGACAGTTATTTCCAATTTTTGAAATGTAAACCAGCCCCCTCCATGTGATCTTACAGTATAAAAAATACATGGTTAAAATTGTAAAAAATCTATTTGAAATACTATAATTTTACCAAATGAATTTTGTAAATGATTGTAAATAATTTATGGGCAGATCAGGATCAGAAGTACAGATAATTTCCAACTATTTCCACATAGTATAGGATACTACGTGATAGGGTTGTTCGATATAGTACACAAACTGTACAATATATTGTACGTGTCGTCATAGTCCGATATCGGACTACTAGCAAACGACTATTGTTAACTGATTAGCGATCAAAGTTTACAATTTATCAAACCAATACAAAAAAATAAATAATAATACAAAACACGAAAAAACAATTTTTTATTATTGTAAACCATTTAAAGATATAAGTTGACAATCATAAACAATCAAAAAAAGATCACATCTTATTATTGTTAACCATATCTAACATACAAGTTAACAATATCAACCACCAAACCAACTATAACTTCACTCTATACCAAACTACCTTGCTATAATTTTTGCCTATACCACTTGACAGCACGATCAAACAGTGCTACACTACTAAGCAAACAAGCGTTCGATGTTTGGCAGACTTCCAGCACTTGTAATAACTACACAAACTAAAATACAAACTAAACAAATTAATATAAAGCAATCATACAAGATCAAGCTATCATACGTATATAAATACATATATAAAGATAATACAATAGTATACCTTATGCTACAACATTAAAATAGATCCAAATTACAACAACTATATAAGTACATATAATAGCATAATCTATAACTATACATAACACAAACCAGAGATATAACATATAGATATACTACATATACATAACACTATACAATAGTACACCTACGGCATAGACAAGTACCATACAGTGTACTATAGTACATATACTTATATATTATATTCATAATGCTGTTTTATACGTGTTTCTTCTATATTACAAGATCATTCTTTGCATAGTTACATTCTAAAGCATTTAAACAGCCGTATAAGGGGTTATAAGCACATAGGCGTATAAAGAGAGAGTAAACAGCATTATTGATCTTCTTTACTGGTGTTATCTGTATCTATAAAACTATAGTCCAATTTGTAGCCTAAGGCATTACAAATTTTATTAACATCTTCAAACGTCAGTGACTTTTTGTTTTTTAAGATATTAGATAGATTAGCGGGTGAGATACCAATAGCCGTTGCAAGTTGTTTTTGTGTATAATTCTTTCTTAATTGCAATTCTTTAATGGTTGCGATTAATTGAGTATTATCTATATATATCATGTATGTTTTACCTTCCTTTATTTATTATATTAAATAGTAAACAAATATTTTTAAAAAATATTAAATAAATACTTGACAAATCAAGTAAAAACTTGATATAATAATAACTGTCAAAAGGATATGACAATAAATCATATCTGATTGATACAATTATATCACAATTTGATTTGTTTTAAAATCAAAAAATAAATCAAATAAATACTTGACAAATCAAGTAAAAACTTGATATAATAAAGACAAGTTAAAAGAGTAGTAAAACAAAAAGTCATCTTGATTGATCGACTGAGTTTTAAAATCTCAATTAACTTATTACCAGTAAAGAAGCTGGTTACAAAAATTAAATAAAAAAAAGATGATAAAGGCGTTCAGCCTTAATCAAAAAAGGCTTTCTGCCCATATCATCTTTGGGATTTCGGTATCCCTGAACCTAGACAATTCTAGGATACCATATCTTTTCTAAAAAGTCAATTCAGACTTTTTAAATCCCTATTTAAAACGGTTAAACACAACCGAATAAAAGAAGAAAAGAATACTTCTATAAAAACTCATGGTAACGCCATAACCCATGTAAAAAAGATGATAGGGTAGAGTGTCGCCCGATGCAATAAGTGACATTAAGGTTATTTAGCTAATAACCCATTAGTTAGTATGTATGGCTAATGTCGGGAGACACAAGCAACGCAGAACACTATACATTACATTGAACGGTATAACTTAAGGGTGTTTTATAAACACTCTGAAAAATCTTTTTTGAATTAAAACATCAAAACCAAAAGATTGACAATGAATCAACCAGTTATAAAGCTGGTTAAGATATCATAATTCTTTTGTAGGTCGATGATGGGGTACAAATTAACGCCTTGCATGGTATGCACTCGAAAGACAAGCCACTGTCCATGACACTGTTATTTGTATCCATTCATGAACTTATACAAGAATAAGTTTTCAGACATAACTTTTTTGTTGTGTCTTTTTTATTTGTAACTATTTAAAATCCCGCTTTTATAAGTCGGGTAACTAAAGAAAGAAGGTATTATCATGAACACGAACACAAATAAAGACGGTTTTACAGCATGGGTTACAAACTTAGGGAAATACAATGAAGGAGAAATCATTGATAAAGCTGTAAATTTCCCACTTGCTGATGAAGACGAAATCAAAAACATCTTGAAAGAAATCGGCATTGGTGCAGAATATGAAGAATACTTTATCGCTGATTATGATGCAGAGTTTGATACAACGGACTTAGGAGAATACACACCACTTTCAAGACTCCAGGAAATTGGAGAACGGTATTCAGAACTTTCAGATGAAGAAAGAACGGTATTTAATGAAATTAGTTCAGAAACATCAACTTTAGATGAAGCCTTTGACATTGTAGAAGATGGTAACTATATCATCTATTCAGATTGCGACAGCATGAAAGACGTTGCTTATCAGTATGTTGATAATACTGGACTACTTGAAAATATTCCAACAAGTGTATCAAATTATTTTGATTATGAAAAATTCAGTCGTGAAATGAATATTCGTGGTTGGTATGTTAATTCTACAGCATTCAACGGCTACATTTCAATTTTAAATTAAGGAGGTATATTATGAACTATTATGATTTAGATGGAATTCAGACAGAAATCAAAAGACAGATCGAAAGAACAAAGTGCTTAATTGAAAAATGGGAGAAAGTTACATATCCAACCAAAAAAGATGGTGCACCATTCAAAAATATGTCAAAGAATTTTGACGGAGCTACATATACGGCAAAAGATAATAGTGCAGAATTATCAATCTGTGGATGGTCTGAGTCCAGCGGTTATGAACACGACTCTATTTTTTGCCACGAAACAAAATACGAGAATAGGCAATATATACCTATTCTTTATGACGTAAATCAGATTAAAGAAAAGATCAATAATAGGATTGACGATTTAAAAGACAATCTTGTTTCATTAGAAAAACAGTTAGAAGTATCTAAAAAAGCATATACAGAATTCCAGGAAGTATATGAAAATATGAGAAATCAGCTAAAAAAATTAAGTGGTTGTGAAAATGAAAAGTATGAAAATACTTTGTTCCATGCAATCTATGGAACTATTGTTAAGCCATATTAGAGAAATAAAAGGAGTGTTTTAACAATGAAAAAAACATATATATACAGAAATGAAGAAAGTCACGAATTAGAAATGTTAACAGAATCACAACTGTTAGCATTTTTTAATGCACCATTTAATCTTGTAGAAGATAAGAAGAACGGCACAACGTTTCAAGATTTTGTCATTGATTCTGAACGTGCTGGACTTCTTTACTCATTTAGGCTACATGATTATTTGGATGAGTATATCAACTGTTTACCGCCTATCATGGAAGAATACGTTTTACAAGAATGTGAAAAAACATTCGATGATATTTATTGGGTGGACACAAAAAAAGAACTTGATATTGTACGGTATGAAAAGCTAACAAACATTATCCCTTGTACTATTGATCTACCATTGGATGAGGAAAAAGGTAAATCAGTTTTGTCGATTGAAAACCGCAGACACTAGTAATAAGTGTCTGTTTTTTTGAATCTATAAAAAAATAAAGTCCCGTAAAGGGCAGAAAGAAGTAAGATCATGACTAAGAAAGAAATCTGTATGAATAACAAATCATTTGCTTACTATAGCGGTTTCGGCGGAGTAGAAGCAAAAGAAATAGAATATGGTATAGACGATTATCTATATTGTGTATCTAATGCATGGTACGGTGAACAGAATGGTAATAGATATCACAAATTAAAAATCTATACAGACTTAAAAGGCAATATGTTTGTTAGACTGTATGGAGAAAAATTATCATTCGATGAATTTATTAGAATGTAGGAGGTAAAAAGTTATGAGAGTCAATAAGGATATAAAAAAAGGATGGTATTTTAATGTTGGGCGTAAGGAATTTTTTGTTGAAAGTAATCAGCAAAATAAAACAAAAAAGTTTGCGGAAAAAATTCTAGAAGCAATGAAAGCACCTATTACTGATGGAAATATTTCTTTCCTCCTATATTCTTTAATAAAGGCAAATTTGGAAATTAAGCATTGTCCAGCCTGTCCTGATTTGGGGGTGGAAGAACACGACTATTATAATATCTTTGGAAAAAATTTTGGTGGTTATGGCAGCGATAACATCAATGATGGAATGACCGTTGTACTCACTGTAAATTAGCTTTACATAGTTGATAAATACTATACAGTAAAAACTACTGTATGATAATGGAAAACTAAGATAGGCGGTGTACATATGAAAAAATACATAAAAGAACAAATTAATAAGCTTACAGTATTGGAAAAAGCAACCATGATCATTTTTGTTATGGTTGCTTTTTATGGTTTATATAAGATCCCTGAAGCGTTTTTATTAAGTTTTCTTCTAATCTTATTAACGGTACTGTATCCGTTTGTTGAGAATGAAGAAATTTGATTGAATCGCACACAATGGAAAAATCAGATAGAAAGAAGGTTAGAAGAATGACAACGATTACTATATACAGAAACAAAAGAAATGAGAACAAATATATAGAAGTTCATAACGATGGACACTATCATAATTCCGTTAAACAGTTTATGCAATGGAAGAAAGATCACAATGGAAATCAGCTTGAAAAACCGATTAGAAATGAAACGGGCGATCGAGTGTTACACAGATGGAAAAAAGCAAGCTTAACGGCGTTACTGGAAGATTATGAACCGATTACAAAATAAGAAAGGAAGTATGGAAACTATGAAACTTATAGCACAAACAGTCAAGGGATTCGAATATCTACACTCTAAAGAACTTGCATTTTTTGCACCTAACGCAAGTGCTGATAAGATCTGTAAAGTCATGAACGATGTTAGATTTAGATTAAAAAACGAAAATGAGATCTATCATGTATATGAGTATGACATTATGCAAGATGATTACGTTATGCACAGATTAAGCATATATAAAGGCATTGTAAAATTGAGAACATTATAAACCAGGAGGTAAATAGAAATGTACATGAAAGAAAAAGAAATAATCAAAAAAGAAGTTGTTCGCACATGGGTAGCACGTGATGGAAAAACATTCGATGTTGAAAACGACTGTAAAGCCTATGAAGATTATCTTGATAACCATTGGAAAGAAAAGAAGAACTATATTGATTCTTTGATTATTCCATCATTGGAAGATTTACCATTGATCAACACAAGCCCCGACGATGATTTTTGGTATAGATATTTTAAAATAAGCACAGTGGAAGATTATGAAAGGTTATGCGAGGCTTATTGTATTGATAAACGATACTTTTCAATGCCTCGCATCTTTCCAACGATTATCGCTTGCAAGAATACATCTATATATCCATTTAACGATTTATTGGACTGGGCAGACATTAACAGCGTTAGTTATGAGTTAATTTGGTATACAGTAGGAAACATTATGGATAAGACAATGGAATTTTTTAACAAATTAGGCTACAACGTAACATTTGAAAAGAAAGATGAGGTTAAATAATCATGATTGGAAATAGATATGAATTGAAGAAAGATGAGATGGAATTAAGAGAAATTGAAAAGGATCTTGTAAGATATCTTAATGTACCATTTGTAAGATGTAGCTATGATGATGTAAATAGTCATAAGCATAAAGACAAAAATGAAATTGAATATAGAACTAAAGAAGCAATGGAAACTGGTTTGTATGATATATGTGATTACATTATTAACTATGAAAAATACAATACACTAGATGACTACAAACAAAACAATGGTGGATATGATGGCGAAGTATACGAACTATTATATCTTAAAGGCAATGGAAATTATATTGTAATTACTAATATTGCAGAATGATTTATAAGAAAGATGAGGAACAATAAAATGGAAATTTTAAAGATGACAAGAACAAACATGGTAGTGATTCAGACAGTAGAAAAGGAAGAACGAAACACTTTTGACATTGGAAAAATCAGAGTTGCAGCCTTGCCACCGATCGCAAAGAAAGATCTTATCGCAGAACTTAAAACTAAAGGCTTCTGCGATGGAATGATCCATACGGCTATGCAATGTAGGTTGGAAGATCTGAACGGATATGTGAACGTATGGAAGTATGTAGCATATATCCTTGCGGTAGAGTTAATGGAAAGATTATAGAAGGGCGGTGGAAATTATGATAGTAAAAAACACTTATTCCGATGGTAGAACAGAAATTTTTTGTGATACACCCGATGAGTATAACGACTTATGTTGTGAATACGATCTTGAAGATTGCGGTATGAGTGGAAAATATATTGGATCTAGTTGGAGCCATGATGATAAGAATAATGTAGATGTTTATTATAAATAGAAAGTAGGTGGAAAGAATGAGTCACAGAACAACTATGGAATCACTAGCGTGTCATATTGAACGAAAGTACAACACACTGTACTTCACAGAAAATCATCCGAACGCGGGAAAAGATGATGACTTGTATGGATATAAATACTTCTTGCTATTCAAGAATACGTTCGGAATTTTTCGGAAATATAAAACGCAAGAAGAAGCAATCAACGACATGACGGAAATTTTAAAAGAAGATCCAGCCAATCTATTCAACTTCTCTGTATGCCGTGCATAGCTTATTACATAGCCATTAAAGGCTTTTACTGTCTGTAGTGAAGCAGACTACACTCTAACGGAAAGACTCGACTATTGAAGCTAATAGTTACTTTATATGAACGGAAAGACTGTACTACTGGTTGATGGTAGTGACGTATTGGAACGGAAAAACGGTGGCGTATGGTAGATAAAAGAGTGCTTTTATCGGGCGGCTCAATTCCACCCTCGCTACTTTTCACGATGGAAATTATCGTGTATAATATAAGAGAACTGTTAATATTTTAAAGTCCTAAATAGGCAGAAAGGTTGGAAATTATGTACGAGTTCAAAGAATTGATTTTACCTGAACACTTCAGACACGCCTCATACGGTGGTTTTTGTGTAAAACCTGGAATGTTCTATGGTACAGAGAAAGAAACTGGAAAATTGGTTGCTACAACGGGATGGAACGTAAATGGATTAACAAACATTTATATCCAGCACGAGCCAAAGTCACAATGGAACAACGACTTGTGGGAAGATCTTTACGATGATTATGGAAAACCTTTAATCACGATTGAAGAGAATGACTTGAAGCGGATTAGTGATAAGGTTAAAGATTTTCAGAAAACGGCAATGGATTTTGAAACGTGGGCAGACGAAAACAGATATGATGACGAAAGCTGGGATGAAGATCAGATAGAATCAGCATACGATAGTTATTATTTTATGGGATATCCTGAGTTTGTGATCCAGCTTTTAAAAGAACATTGGGATTTAGAAAATTATGAAAGATAGGAAGGTGGAAATTATGAAATCATATAAAGAATACGATAGAGAATTTATCGGAGATAGTGATATTGCGGCTTTAATTTTTGTAGGCACAACAAAGAACGGATTAAAAGCAAACATCTTAGACTTTGGATCTGATGGAAGATATAATGCTTATATTGTAGACGAGAACGCAAAGATCGGAGATCACTATACCTTAGAGATGGAATTTGAAACATCATCAGGATTCAAGGCATGGCTTAAAATTTATGACGATGAAGGATTAACAGAAGATTATAGTGCAGACAAAATTAGAGTATATCGTGCTGGCGATTTCGGTTGCATTATTCAGTTGATTGGAAAAAGATAGATATAGATAATTTAGGAGGAACTTAATAAATGAATAATATTGATATTGTTAGATTTTTTGAACAGAAACTGCAATCAGGAAATCTCATCCTACTTCCTAATGAAAGGAAATTATTAGGAAGAAATGAAATGAAAGCATATTTGTCAATGGTTAGGACATATGAAAATTTTAGTTTTTATACAAAAAATATAAATGGTAAAAGTTTCTTACGTATAGACTGCTTAAAATTTATGTTTAATCCAGAAAACATATATAATTGTGATGATTGTCCAGAAAACAGAGGGTTTGATGGCTGGGAAAATAAGAAACCATGTGGGCAACAAGTATGTTGGGTTATTAGTCATTGTCGTGATATGGATTATTAGAACGGAAAATTTAATAGAAACTAATAGACATTGGAAGATACGTTATTGTATCTTCCTTTTTTGATGGAAAGAAACGAGGTAAGAACGAATGAAAGTTAGCAGAGAAGAATATGAAAGATTAGACTTTGAAGATTTTGTGGAAAAATTAAAGCCACAATGTGATACATTATGTAGCCTTGAAGATATGAAAAATGCTTGCGTTGAAGCAGTTAACGTGATGGAAGTTAGCCTTGCAATTCATATCCTGGAGCCGATTGAAGAATACGGTGTATGGTATTACGACTACGATCGAGAAAAGGGTATGCAGTATGTACCGCAGCCATTATCCCAAAAAGAGGATCTTGTAAAGGCTGGATACTTAGAACTGGTCGGATAATAAAATGCAGATTTGAAAGAAAGATATGAGGTGGAAATTATGAATAAATATAGAGATTATTATAGTGCAATCGTAAAAACAGAGAATGGACTTGATATTGATGTATTGGAATTAGTTAATTGTGAGCTAGAACGACAGCAAAGTGGAAAACAGCCGATTGTCGGAATGATTGCAAGTGACATTATTAATGAATTTAAGAAACATAAATTTACATGGCGTGACGTTGTAGAAATTAACGGAAAATGTTATGCAGAAGAATTTAGTATTAGCGGTATCATGGAAAATCCTGATGCGTATATACTTGATGATTTTTACACATCGGTTGCAGAAAAGCACAACGTAGATCTTACAAAAGAAGAGATTAAAACTTACATGATGGACAACATCTGCTTTGATCCTACTGAATTAGAATTTGGAGCAGAAGATTGCGGATGTTATATTGATGGACAGCCTGAATGGTTTGATGTAGAAAATTAAAATCATAAAAAACATGATTGACAAAACGTATGATATATGATAATATATCATTGTAAGGAGAAAAGATATGGCAAGAAAAACAATGTCGATCCAAATCGAACAAACCTTACAAGAAAGTTTTAAGCAGAAATGCAAGGACAATTCATTAAAATATAGTGATGTTGTTGAAGCATTATTACAGTCGTATGTTGATGGAAAAGTTGACGTTCGAGTAGAAATGAAATACACTGTAACGCCTAAAACCTTGTAAAACAAAAAAGGTGGCAAGCTGGAACTTACCACCAAAGAATGTGTAAAATATCTTCCACGAATGGAAAGATATATACCCAATCCGAACAAATTGAGTATATATCAAATTATCAATTCTTTCAAGTGGAAATATTCATTTTCACATATTCCAATTTGTTTTAATAGCACATTGAGAATTGAATATCTTGTATTTAGTAGGTACCTGAGAACGGAAGCTACGAAAAGCCGAAACATCTAAAAGCTGTGAAGTATACAAGAGTGATGGAAATTATATTTTTACAGAAAGGACTTAGATAAGATGGAAACAAACAGTATTAAGATCGGAGAAAATGATTTACAAGTCAAAGAATGGAATGGGCAGAGAGTTGTTACATTCAAAGATATTGACAGAGTTCATCAAAGACCTGACGGAACGGCAGGGAGAAACTTTAGAAAGAATAGAAATCATTTAATTGAGAACGAGGATTACTTTAAAGTTTGTCCCGACGAAATTCGTCGACACAACATCATGTATGTTTCAGAAAGATTACATCAAGATATTGTGCTTTTGACAGAAAGCGGTTATCTGTTAATCGTGAAATCATTTACAGATGATCTTGCATGGGATGTGCAACGGAAATTAGTTAATACATATTTTAAGTTCAAAGAAACAATGGAAAATTTACAGCCTATTGAGAATGGAATGATTTTATCAACTGGAAAATTTGAAGAAGCTGTAGAAAGCATTGTATCTTGTGCAGACACATTTAAATCTATGATTGATTATTCAACGATCAATTATAAGCAACAGCAGATCTTACTTAAGACAGCCAGAATGAGAGTTGCGGATCTTTTAGGTGGTGCTAAATCACCTGAGTATAAGGAAAAGAGCCGAACATATTTTAAAAACTTATGGCAGAACTTTTGTTATAAGTTTGGGTGTGGTTCTTATAAAGACCTTAATCCGCAATATATGGTTGGTGGAATTGCAGAGTTATGGATTTTACAATGGGAATATAAAGAACATAAGTAGAATCGGAAACAATTAAATAAAAATACTTATAAAGCGATATCCATTATGGGTACCGCTTTTTGAGTTAAAAGAAAAGTTTTATCACAGAATAGGAGAGTAAATTATGAATGATAAAGAATGGAAATTAACAAAGGCTGGCGAAGAACAAGTCGAGTATTTCATTAAAGAGTGTGAAGCAAAACGAAAAGAGATTCTTGACGCAAAAATTGATACTGCTTGTCATACACATATTCCAACAAAAGCACTCATCTTAGCAGACATCAATTGTGGAGAAGATCTTGCAGAAGATGGATATAGAAGTGTATGGGGCGTCACAGATAATTATGACCTGTCAATTTTTTTAGAATATGACATTGACATTGTAGAAGAACAAGGGTGAGAGATTATGAATACAGAAATAAAACAGGAAATTATCGGAATCGTTATGTGTCACGGAGAGAATGATTATGGATATTGGGAAGGATTTTCTCTGACAGATGAAGAGGAAGAACAGATTTATGAGATCCTGATGCGACATGATACAGAAGGATGTTCAATCAGAGGTACAAGAAATGACATTGCAAACGAGATTAGAGAATAGGAGAGTGATTAGTTATGGAAAATAACGAAGTAAAAAGAATTGCAAACATCTTATTCAATATGTCTTTGGGAATGGACTATGACACGTTTGTAGATGATTGTAAAGAAGATATGAAAATGTTAACTGAAAGCATTGGAAATTTATCTAAGGCAATCGGAAAATTGTCTAAAGCGGATGATTCTCTGTTTTATGTATTGCAGAATATTGCAGATAACAACGCAGATATGGAAAATAGATTGGTCAATGCAGATGGATCTATTAATTAATAGAATGTCAATTCTATTGTAGGAAGGATGGAAATAATTATGAGAGTTTTAGTAGAATCAAATTATGGAACAACGACTAAACCAGATGGTCTTGGTGCAGTATGTAAATTGGTATGCAGCCCAGACTCAAAAAGAAATTTCTATTGGTATGGAAATGATATGGAATTAAATAGTAGCTTAGGTCCCGATATCCGACAATGTGGAACACAAGAAGAATTGTTGGAAAAATTAAATAGACGAAAGAAAAATTATGAAATACGATTACAAAATCTTTCTTCTGATTTATTTCTTAATCAAAAAGGCAAAGTGGTCTTTGAGAACTGTCTTAAGCAAGATATTCTTATGTATAAGACTTTTATAGAAGCACTAGAAAGACAATAGGAAGGATGGGAAATTTACATGAAAAAATACATAATAGATGTTGTAGAAACATATAAGAGGTCAGTGGAAATTAAAGCAGAAACAGAGGATGAAGCAAGAGATATTGTAGCGGAAAAAATTAATACAGGAGATATTGATATTCCTTGCGATGGCGGTGGCTACGACTATGGGTGTGAGTTATTTGCAAGCGAGGTAGAGGAAAGTGAAGTGTAATTTCTACGGACTGTTTACGATGGTTGAAGAAAATGATAATATATACATATTGGTTGAGATACCAGATGATCAGAGAAACTTAAAAAATGGAACAAAGGAGAGTAAATTATGCCGTTGGTTTTATTATTAATAATTATTTTTATGATTCCAGAAGAAACTTTGGAATATATGCTAGGAGCTGTTTTAGGATGCGGATATGGAATTTTAATGGTTATAGCATTTGTTGCCATTCTGTATGGGATTTATAAGTTCTTTTCCGATCTTTGGAATGGAAGATAGGGTGGAAAATATTATTTAAGAAAGCAGATTATATATGGAAGGAGTGACAGACATGAATAAATTCAAGCATTATGGAAAAGACGTATGGGTTCAAACATTTACAGAAACAAACTGGGTAGAGGGACTAAAGAAAAATGGATTCGAATATGTAGCACTTCCAGATCTTGAACATGAAGTATACAAATATGTTACGAATGGAAAAGAGAGGTATGCTCTGATTCATTATCCTGATGTACCAGAAGAAGCTTTGCAAGAAGTATATATAATAGAAAAGATTCCTGATGATCTTAGCTGGGATAATATAATAGAAGATTACAGACAGCAGAGCAGAGGGCATGATCCAATGAAACTGCCAAC